TTTGAACTCCAGCTCTAGTACAACATGCATAAGTGGTGTTTTGGTTGTCGTATCTTCCAAAATCCTTTGTTCGATATTTCTAATTTCCCACTTATAATTAGTTGTGTATTCTAATCTTCTTGTTATATTTTTAATTTTCAATGCTATGTTTGAAACAGTACCTCTTTTTTTAGGTGAATCATTCCATATATGAATAGTTTGATACACATTGTTAAAGATTGCTGTTTTATTGCCATAATCATCAATTTGTTGACTATCAGCAAGATAAATAAAAGGATATGGCGTTCCTTCTGGTGGCATAAATCCATCAAAAACCATATCCGGATATTCTTTTTTTAATGTTACTAACAAATAACTGAACAATTCTTGTTGAGGATCCATAACACACCTCATTTCATTAATTTCTTTAGTTCTCTTTTGAAGATTTCTTTTTGAATGTTGAAAGATGGCCTTACAAAGGGCTGGGCCAACATGAAACGTGTTCCATATTCAGGATAAGGTGAATAGTATGTTGTTGGTTCAACCGTTGCTGTTAAATTCAAATCAGTAAATGTACATCGAATACTTCTTTTTGTTGCGCCTGTCGAGTATCCTTTAACAAAAACTGCATTTCTTGTCATTAAAGTTTGCAATTCAGCACCATTCTTTTTTACAACTGTTCTGGCATCATCGAGAGTAGCATTTTTTTTGAGTTTAGCCTCCAATTCCTTGATGCCTGTAATCTTAATACTTCTACCCATTTTGTACCTCATGAACGATAAATGAATGTTTATTTCTAAGGGTTCTAGAATAATCCACTCGATAAATCTTATTATCAATTCTAATAGAATCGTAGGACTTATCATAATGGTTTTGAATATGAATCGTTTTACTTCTTTGCTTGATAGAACCATAAACAATTTGCATTGTTTCAGTCCTTGTATCCATGACAGAGGCCATTACACAGGTTTCATCTACTGTATCCTCTCCATAATCTCCGTTAGTAGGATCATACTCACCTTGTGTAACTTTTTGAAAATAAATAGGAGTGTCATATCTCATAAGAATTTGACAACTCCTTTTACTTCGTTCTTTTTATTTTTCCAAACTTCTATATCATCTAGATACCCCTTGAAATCATTGTCGCTGAATGACATGGTTTCTCCTTCAACAGAATGACTTGTGACTCCTTCAGAACCAATCTTGTTGTATCTAACAATTGAAACTTCAGTAACGATATATTCTAATTCAGTTGGTACTTCTTCAACATCCAATAGTGTTTTTAAACGATTAGTAGTAAGACGAATAATCACATCTAATGTCCTGTTAGGTTTTTCTTCAGGAAATCCTAATAACGCAGTTACATCATCAATGATTGCCATAACTATTCACTTTTAGCTTTTTTAGTTGTTTTCTTAGGCGTTTGCTTTTCATCTTCTACTTTATCATTTTCTTCAATGTTTTTTTCTTCATCCTCAATATAAGTGATGAGTGGTGTTTCTAGTTTATTTTTTGATGTTGCTAACTCAACAATACGTTTCCTAGATGGTTCAAAACCATCTCTAGGGTACACATCACCAGCATTATAAATATGATCACCATCTGTTAAATCGACGAATCTTTTAATTGCGACATACATTAAGCAGCTTCTCCTGGAGTGATTGTTCCTTTGAATACACCATCAACGTATTCAACAAAGAATTTAACACCACACATTAATAATGTTTCAATTGTTGCATTATCTGTTTTAGAAGTATGAACCATACCCACTAAACCTGTTGTATCACTTGTTAAGCCAAATGTATCAGCAACATCCCCATTGTTTGTTGGGATATAAGCACCCGCAATGTTTTCTTTGGCAGTACCATATACTGTACCTTTTTCTAATTCAGGTGAAACGATGACATCACCTAAACCTAAGAAATTCTTTAAGTATGTGAATCCATAAGCAGTTTGTAAAGTGATTTCTTTTGAACCTAAATATTCAGCAATATCATCTGTAGATACAAAATAAATAGGTGTAACTGTTTCATCTTTATAATGTTTAACTAATTCTCCCCACACTGCAGATAAGGCAGATTGTAAAGTTTTACCAGTAGCAGTACCAGTACCTTCTTTTAATGTAGAATAGAAAGTCTTTTTGATTTGTCCTTGAATGACACCGACCATTTTTTCATCAGTTTGATTGATAGCAATATTACGTCCTGAACGTTGAATTGCTTCGGCAGTAGTTGATTTACGATATTTTTCTAATACTAGGTCAATGTCTTTGACTTTCTTTCTAGTTACTTTAGTTAAACCGATTGTTTCACCTTCTCCAACTTGAGGGGCAACTGTACCAACCTCCATTTTATAGATTTTGATTGTTGTTCCTGAAGACATTGGTGTTAATTCAGTAACCCCTAATAAATCTTGTAATTCATTGATGTTTGAACTGATTCTAGAAGTATAATCGATAGAAATCCCTGGTTCTAAATCAGTTGTAACTGTTGTATTTGTTGGTGCAGCAAATAATTGCAAATTAAATTGTTTTCTCATATATTTCTCTCCTTTTTATCTAAATAATTCAGGGTGTTCAGCCATTGCCTTTTGACGTTCAGATCTATTTTTGATTTTTAAGATATCTTCTTTTGTCAATTCTTTTGAACCATCCTTTAATCGAGGTGTTTTCCCTCTTAATGCTTCAGCTACTGCTTTTTGAACAGCATCATTGAAGTTTTTAACAAAGTTTTCTACATTTGCCTTTGTTGTCTCAGCATCTTCAGCCACTAGATTTACTAATAATTCATCATTAACAACGATTTTCGAATCGTTTAAGATTCCTCTGGCAACCTTTGTCATTGCTCCAATAGCTTTTTCTTTCTCATAACCGGCGATTTTCTTTTGGAGTTCTTCCATTTCATGTTTTCTTTTTTCTTCTTCGGTCATGTTTTTTAATCGTTCAGCTTCTGCAGCTTTTGCGCTTTTTTCTTTTTGTCTTTTTTCCCATTCAGCAAATTTTCGATTGATGATGTTGTTTACATCTTCGTCAGTGTATTTTTTGTCATCATTTCCACCATCTCCTGATTTGTCTTCAGGATCATCGTTGCCTGGTTCACCATCTCCGCCTTCTTCAGCGAATAACTGTAAATTTAAGTTTCTTTTATGGGATAATAATTTTTCTAATTCTTTTTTCATTTTTATTTCTCCTATCCGTATCTTTTAGAGAGTTACACGCCTGCTCTTTTCCGTAGCTTAAAGTTTCCACGCCTGACTCATCCATATCTTTTAATGTCGTAAATGCTTGGACAAAATAAAAAGCACTCATTGTAGTGCTATTCTTTGATTTCTAATTGTACATAATCAGGGTAAGTATGACTTACCTCTCTACATCCAATTACAAAGCCATTAACTAATGTAATTGCTTTACATGTTGGATGATATATACCTATATATCCTTCTCCTTTTTCTAGAGAAACGTTTATTTTGTTTGATGTCAATTCTTCCAAACTATAGCAAAGTGTCTGTAATAGCGTAGAAATTGCAGAACAGACAATATCATCACCACATGTGTTGTAATTGGCATGGCCAATGCATTTAATTGCTATATGTTCTTTAGAAATTCCAACTGTAATCTTGATCATATAAGTTCCTCTTTAAGAAAATAAAAAGCAATCATCCTTGATTGCCATATTTTTTCTTATTTCTTTCCAATGATTTTGTTTTGCTTTTAGGTGGTGGTACATAACAGTCATATTTTTCATGACGAATACGTCCACAAATCATACACATGTATTGTATTTTCTTTACAATAACACGTCTTTTCTTATCAAAGTATTGAACAGTATGATATTCAAATTCTTGATGGTGATGTGGTCTTAACCCTTCAGCCATTAGAATCCTCCTTTCTATTTTTTACAAAAAAAGCAAGTCATTTAAACTTGCTCATTAAATATATTCAGTTTCAATTGCTTGTTTAGTCATTTGGTATCATTTCTATGGCATCCATGGATTACTCCACATTGAAGATCCAACTTTTGCTTTTTCTTCTCCATCCAAAATCATTTTTATGTGTTCTTCATTATCCCATGGAGCATATTCTTTCCAATTCTTAATATACTCATTAAATTCTTCTTCTCCACCTAACAATTCAACATGAAAAGGATATTCTTTAGGATCAATCATTTTTAATAACCTCCGCTTTTATATAAAAACAACCATCTTTTTCTTCTGCTTCAATCACATTATAACATAATCCTCTTTTAAAAAGTAATTCATCTTGATTTTTAAACATTTTATAAGCAAGCGGTTTTAAATATAAAGCTCCTTTATAACCTTTTGGGACTACAAATTCAATATACATATTTCTTCCTAAAAGATTTATATTATCGAAATAATTAAATGATGTAGAAGTGTAGCCTTTTTCAATGATAGTTTGTCCCACAAGCTGTTTTAATTCATCTAAAGAAGCGTTTGTTCCTTTTATATAATTTATAGCATCTGCTTTTCTATAAACTGTTATTGAATCATTTATAACCCCTTTTAATAAAGTTTTATCAAGTAATTCAATTTCCTTTTTGAATTTTCTTTCACGTCCAGTATTTAAAGCAAAATTCATCTGCATAGCAAGGTTTCCAGTGTATCTTGTAAGAATTTCTTTTTCACTTTTAGATAGAACTGTGACTTGTTTTTTTAAATCATTTTTTACATCTGAAATCTTTTTATATTCATCCAATCTCAAACTGTGTTTTCCATTTGCAAGTCCATCGAGCCATTCATCATAGATTTTTCTATCCATATGAGGTCCTGTTGAACAATGACAATTAGGATGCATTGGCGGAGCATTATCTCCAATGTTCATCCGATTTATTGGAAATACCTTACCATCTAACGCTCTGCAAGTATCACACGCATCGCCGATTCCACATGTTATATATTCATATTCATCAAATCCGTTTGCTTCATATGATTTTTGTTGTGCGGCAATTTGAACTCTAGCAAGTTCAGTCCTCATTAGTCGCTGTGCATCACTGATTTTAACATCAAAACGTTTTCTTAATAATCTGGCCAACTCATTAGGATTTTTTCCTTGGATAAGTCCTGATGCTAGCAAACTCTCAAGATCGTGTTTAAGCAAATCTTGATGCATCCAAATCCTATCGCTGAATGTTGCATTGTGAAATGATGCGTTGACAATTGAATGTACTGTATCAGCATTATCTAAAATTGTTGGTCCTAAAATACCAGCTTGTCTTTGTATTTCATCAAGTGTTCTATTTTCAAGAAGTTCATCCATGTATTTTTCTAATTCATCATGACCGTTTATTAATGCTAAACCAATATTTGCTTTTAACAGTTCAAGCCTATTGACTTTCATTGTTAAGTTGTAAAGCTTCATTTCATCATTTGCTTGTTGTGAAAAGTTTTGTTCTTCTACATACTGTTTAGCTTTTCTTGAATAAACTTTCATATCCAAATTAGAAGCTCTTTTTTTAGCTTCAGCCATTGTGATACCAGTATCCTTTGCATATTTAGCGTAGAAGTTATTGATTTCAGATTGTACTTCACCCATCATTCTTTGATAGATTTCTTTAATCTTCTTATCATATTCTTTTTCGTCTTTGATATTCTTCAAGCGTTGTTTTTCTTCTCTTAAACGCCAATATTCGGCACTATTCATTTATTGATTAAACATCCTTTTATCAACAATAGATTCTTTAGAAACTTCATCTTCTAGCTTGATTTTTTCTTTTTCTTCTTGAACATCTTCAACGATTGAAAGAGAAGATAATTGAGTATCTTTAGAAACAATTCCTTCTAAGTTTTGAGCAATTTGAGTTTCTTCAAGTACATTTGCCGGATAGTTTTGACTGAACTTATAAGTAATATCAACCCATTTGTCTTCATGAATTGTGTTGATTGGATTACTAAAAATCAACTTGTACCTTCTATCTAAAGCACCAGTGAATTTTCTTTCTTTCGTCTTGGCCAAGTTTGACATAGAAAGCAACTTATATTTAAGAGCAATTCCCGAACTTGTACCAAAGTTTTCATCGTTGATATTAGGTGTCATAGACATTTGAAAAATCAATCTTTCTAGACGGTTAATAAGGTTTTCTTGTGAACCATCCGCATTAGGCTTTTCAAGAAATCCTACATCAATTGTATTGGATTCTTCATCAAAATTAATGATCCTGTTATTTCTAATATGAATAATTCCGTCTTTATCAACTTTTGCACCGATAATCTTTAGATATGCATCCGCAAAGTAATCAACATCATTTGCCTTTTCGCTTATTGCTTTATTGTAGGCATTGATCATTGACCATGTACTTTCAAAAGCGCTCATGCGTTCGGCGTTTTCTACATATTCAGTAACTGGAACACCATCAAATCCATGAAGTGAACCTTCACCAATAAAATGCATACCACTTTTATTACTGAATTCATAAACGTAAGAATCATCACTCAAATAACCATGCATAATACTATTTGAATCATAGTAATATGTAACGAAAAACCTTGGCTCTGGAACGATTGAATCATCATATATAATAAATCCTTTAGTTGGTTCAATGTACCTAATACCCACCTTTGCGTCTTCATTGATAAAATACATTTCATAACATTTGCCATAGATACTGCAGTTTTTTGAAATCTCTGCATTGTTATCATCTTGATGATTTCTCTTATCCAATTCATTGATGTAAGTAGCAACCTCTTCATCTGTTGATGATACCTTGATTGGAATACCAATAAAAAAACCGTTAAACGTATCTACTATGTATTTAGCAAAGTTTACGATTATACGGTTATCCGGTTTGTATTGTGGTTTATCCTGATACATCATAATTGGATAGAAACCTTCATATCCATCTTTTAGCTTTTTATATCTTGAACCATTTAACTGCTGGTGCTTGGATATATATTTATTCAAATGTTTGATATCCATTGTTTCATCATCGGAAATAGTAAAAATTTCATCTTTTGCAATTACCTCTAATGTCTTCATTAAATACCTCCTTCCAAATCAGTATTAAGTCCTGAGCTTTTTAAAATTGTATAGATAAAATATCTGATAGCATCCATTGCATGGTCATTTTGCTTGATTGGAGCATCTTCTCCTCTAGCACTTGCTTTAGGATCCCATGCATAAACAGAAAATTCCTTAATTGTATTCTTACATTTGCTAAAAAACTTAATTTTGCATTGATTGAGCATTGTGCTTACCAATCTAATACCATTTGATACATCGTTCTTAGCTTTTTTAACTCTAAACCCTCTTTTCTTTAACTCAGCAATAAATGATGCTGCAGAAGGGTCTACAACAATTTGAAATATTTCTTTTCCATCAAGAAATTTGACTAAATCATCCGCATATTCACTATCAGTTTTTTGAACTTTCCTGTCACGTCCTGAATAGTAGTATTCACTAATGCAGTACCAAATGCCATCAGTTCCTTTATTCCAAAGCAAAAAGACCATGGCGTTTTGAGTACCATAGTCACAACTGACATATCTATAGTTTTTATTGTCAATCAAGCAATCACAATCATCAACAATATGCTTTTCTTTATTGAACATATCGTAAATAATACCTTCAGCAACAGTCCAAAGTCCCTTGATATATCTATCATAGAAAACTCCGCTCCATTGACTTTTATATCTTTGTTTGATTCTCTCACTTAAAGAAAGATTGTCATCCATTGTGAAATGTAAATAAATGATGTTCTTTTCTTTTGCTTTATCAATCCAATTAATCTTGAACCAATGAAATGGTCCATCAGGGTTGCAGTTGAACCACCATTTTGAACCTTCAACAGAACAACGAGCAGTTGCTTGGTTAACAAACGATTCAGGCATCAGCGCCACTTCATCAAAAAAACAACCTGCGAGTGTGATACCTTGAATTAGGTCTTGAGAGCTTTCATCCTTACCACCAAATACATAAAAATAATTAGTTACACCATTCTTACTGATTTCAACCATGTTATCGGCTCTATGATCCTTTAATTTGTAACCTCTTGACCAGAGCATCAGCTTTAAAATATTCAAAACGTTACGTCTAAATGAACCAATCGTCTTACCACACATCCCAAAGTTGCATTCAACAAAGGTAGACATAGCCCAAATTACATAAGAAAGAGACATTGATACAGTCTTTCCTGATCTGATTGAGCCATCGGCGATAATTCCATCTTTATCTTTAACTAGTGAATTCTCAGTCCACCAATTTAAAACCTTTCGTTGTTTCTTGCTAAAGGGTTTGAATTTGAAAACTGTTCTAATCTTCTTCATCTTCCCAATCCTCTTTTGCACTAGCGTTTAACGCTTCCAAGAAACCATCATTCACAATATTGTTTTGTTCATTTTTATCTTTCAAGTGTTCATCCAACCATTCAAGTGCTTTTAGTGAATCTGACATTTTCACTGCTTTTCCATCCATCTCGCTTTCATCCAAGAATGCAATTTCAATATATCTTTGGACTATATCATTTGGATCAAGAAGAATCTCCTGATACATTAATTCTTTCAATCGTTGTATCTCTTTTTGTATTTTAGGTTCTTTTCTTAAATTACAAGCTTTTACCATAGCTGTAGAATACTTAGCACCATATGCCAGTTGGTATGCCTTCGTAGCGTTATGATACTTCATAAAGTAAACACAAAAGAGCTGTTGTCTTTCGTCCAGCTCTTCATTTTCAACTATCTCCTTTGCTATCTTTTTAGCAACCTTTTTGGTTGCAACCTTTGATTTTTTTGGTTGCAACTTTTTATCTTTCCAGTAGCGACTTTTCCATGACTTGACAGCACTAACTGACACACCATATTTAGCAGCTATATCTTTGTATTTCATTCCATCTAAATAATCCTGGTATGCTAACTCGTATTTCTCTTTCAAGCCATATCACCACCTCCAAAAAACGATTTATATGTATAATAAAAGCATTTGAGCTTCTTATTCTAAATAATTACGAAAAAAGCCCTAGAGAATAGAGCTTTTAACAAAGATTTACCATTTAGAACGAAATGTTGTGTGTGATTAAAAAAAGTTCTTTTTCTTTTCTCTTAAATCCACAATAGCATAATAACATGGAAATTAGGGTTCATACTAGGTCCAATTTGGGTCCAATTAGGGCTCACTTTGGGTTCATTTTGGGTCCAAACTAGGTCCAAATTGGGTCCACTTTTAATAAAAAGTTATTATTAGTGATAAAAATAAAAAGAATGAACATAATTATTCACCCTTGATACTGTTAAAAAATCGGTTATTCAATTCTTCTAAAGATGGCTTATTATCGAAACTAATATACTTGGCCAATTCCAAACATGCTTTTGGAAATTCTCTTTTGTAAGTTGAAACACTTATGCAATAAGATTCATCAAGCGTTCTAATCATTTCAGTATAACCTCTTGAACACACATACGTTCTGATGATGTTTCTATGCCCTGCATTAAGCAAATATAACAATGGCATAAATCTATCCAGTTCTTGATTAAATAGCGCCACACGCTTTGTTAGAAGCTCTCTACGTAACATATTAGAAGTAATTTGTTCTCCTTTAGGTTTTGAAAAACCTCCTGGCATTTCATCACTGTATTTTATAGATTGAGGACTTGGGATGTCCTCTATTTCAAAAGTCAAAGAAAACTTTTCTAGATTGATTTTTCTCAGCTCTTTTAGATAATCCTTAACTTCTTTGATTGTTTCTTTTTCTTCTTCTGTAAAATTCATCCCTTATCCTCCTAAATAATTATTAATTTTTATGATCTTGATAAATAGCATAAGCAATTATCCCTGCCAACTCGACAAGGATAGTTGCTACAACTCCGCACCAGAATGGGTTAATGTACATTGTCTATCACTCCTACTCACTTGATTTAATATCTATAATCCCGTTTTCAATAATTTCTTTTGCAGGAAAGAATTGAATGTCATAAGCATAAGGATTTTCTTTCTTAGCGTTTGTTTGAATACAGGTGTATGTAACATCATTTGATAAATGAGCATAGAACAACTTGTACTTTCCTTTTCCTATTTTGATTGTTACGTTTAAATCTCCATCTTCATCACTATCAAGGGAAATCTTTCCCTCAACAGTAAACAATGGATCATTTGTTCTTGTATTAAGAGCAACAACCTTTCTTGTGATTTTAAAATTGTTAGCATCTTCTCTAATATTCCAATTGACTCTAGATGCTTTCGAGCATCCAGTTAAAACAAATACACTTGCTAATATGATCAATACTTTTTTCATTTAATTTCTCCCCTCTTTCTTTAAATAAATTTGTTTAAGTTCTTCTTCACTTTTAACCCCAAAGTGATTGCATAAATTTCTAATAGTTAATTTCATACAATGATTTTCGTGTCTATAATCATGAATATTATCTAGTAGCTTATTGTATTTATGTTCAAGCTCATCACAATACTTTTTTAAAGTAATATAATATTCTTCGGTGATTCTATCATCACACTCATCCTCATCATATTCTAAATAATCTCTATAATCTGGCTTATTCATCTTTAATCCTTCCCTATTTGTATATTCACTGGATAAAATCTGTTTTCTTCAAAATTACACCATTCACAATTTGATTCTCTATTGCTCATTGAATATCTAATAATCATCATTTGATTATCAACAGTAAATTCTTCGATATAAATACAACATTTATTTTTTACATCATATACCCACATTCCTTCTTTTAAATCCTTAAACTCAAGAGGTTTAGGACTAAAATGCTCCTCAATTAACTTTTTCAATCCATTGTAATCTTCATTTATTTCATTAATACCATTAGGACCAATGTTAACTCTATGAGCATATCCAGCGATATCATCCAATAAACTCATACATCTTTCTTTAGTCAACATTTTCATACCTCCAAATCAATTCATCAATGGTTTCATCATCTTCGGCATCTTGAAAGTAGCCTCTCATCCTCATGCCAACTAATGTACTTATTTCATCAAAGTCATCTCCACCACATCCACCATCAGAGAATTCTTTTAATAGATCTAATTCAAATTTAGTCATCTTTCATCAATCTCTCTTTCCAATATTTTTTATCATGATCAATTGCTTTGTTAGTTAGGATTTCAATAACCGTACATAGCCCCTCTAATTTTGTACAGGCGACATCTAATGCTTTTTCTAACTTTTCAAGCTCATGCTCATCGCCTAAAAGATACTGACAAGCAGTGTCAATATCTTCATATTTAATATGTTTGATTGCATTATCATTAGGCATTGTTTTCATGCGTTGGAACATAGACACTAGTTGTCGTCTTGTTTTAGTCATCTCTCATGCACCACTCTTTCAATAATTTAACTCTTTTTTCTTTGTTGCAAAGTCCACATTTTTGATTGCAAATATGATTTTTTATCATTAAGTAATTACAATCTTTTACCTCTTCTTCCCAATCGTTACAAGCTTTATCTAGTGCTCTATTTAACTTATTAAATCTTCTTTTCAACTTCTTGTTTTTTCTCATTAAACGTTTAGCTTTTATTTGAGATTTATGTAACGCTTCAAACATTTCTTGTGCTATCATTTAACTTTTCCAACCTTTCTTTCTCTCTTTTAGCTTTTAAAAGTTTATAACTTTCAACCGCTTCATTTGTAATGCCGAACATTTCTTTTAACTGAAAGAGCATGATTTCTACGTCACATATTTCTTCAATTAAATTGTTCTTGCATTCTTCTTTGCTTGGATAGCGTAAACACTTATTGATTGCTTGAATGAGTTCAGCGCATTCTTCCATAGCTTGTCTTGATTGTGCTTCTTTTCCATAAATTTCAATGGATTGTTTAAAAACTTGTTCTTTAATTCCCATATTCTTATACTCTTAACCTTTCTTAACGATATCTTTCAAATCATTTTTAAAATAACATTCCTTGCAAACTGCATATCCGAAACCGTATTTATCCAAAATAATTCTTGATGTATAAGAAGCTCCATATGTGATTTCTTTCCCACATTCGCAACAAGCAATTTTCTTGTTCATATCATCCTCGTAATATGTAGCTCCATCAGGCAATGCATAACCCTCATATTGGCCAGTTTCCAAATCGTACTTTCTAGCAAAAGCATGACCCATTGCAGTATTTAATAAATCAAAAAACTTAATAGCATCATCATGTGTCATATTCTTGTAATTTGCATCAATGACAACAACACCATGTTCCTTACATAATTTTGACCATTCTTTACCTGTCATTGATATCACGTCCTCTTACTGGTTTATTACGCATAAAATCATCAAAATCCATATTACAATCGGAACATATTTCTGCTTTTTTTGTTACAAGCCCACAGCCACCATCACTTTTCAATCCACCTGCTTGATATGAGATTTTATAATTATTGACCTCTTTGGTTTTGAAAATTCTTTTACATCTGTCACATTGAACAATTCCTCTATCTATTTTCATTGGTTTGCTTCCTCTCTTTTTTTCTTAATAATCATAGAAAGTCTTTTATTTCTTTCATTGACTCTTTTGTTTTGTTCCCTCAAACGATAATTTTCATTTTCCAGATATGCAATTTTTTTCTTGAGGGGCAAATAATTGTCTTCGCCCCATTCAAGAAGTAATTTTCTTAATTCATCACACTTTGACATCTCTTAATTTCCTGTTCAATTTTCTTAAAAGTTTGTAAGGAAATGGATTATCTTCTAAATATTCAAAATAGCTGACTGTTGTTGAGAATCCTTTTATTCCATCAAAATCACCATGCGAATAAGGCGTAGCGATAATTTTATTCAAAGCAGCTTCAATATCACCATCAACAATCCTTTTATCGGCACTACCCATACACATTGCATTTCCTGTCAACATATTTGGCATTGCATATTCATATAACTCAGTTTCAGGACCTTTGTATTTCTTATAGCAATAACATTGGATGCCTTTTACGATTTTGTTGTCATATCGAACAATATAAATAGCATTAGGAAAATTTATTTTGTATGAATGATTATTATAAGTAACATATTGCATATGCTCAGGCTGCTTTATAACAGCATAATCAATACCAGCGCCTATCGTGTTTTCAGAAAACAATTTTATGTTTGCTTTCTCATGCTGATCTTTGATAAAAAATTCATTAAAAAGTTTTACCAGTTCTTCTTTTGAAAGCATTTTGAATGTAATCTTTTCATTCTGCTTGATACATAGTTCAGCATCATCTTTTTTATTGTTTAAACGAATGATTGCTTCTCTCATTACATGATCACCTCGCTTTTTGTCTTTAATGTGTTTGAAAGAGCTGAAATCAAAGCATTTGAAGTAAATTTATAATCACAATCATCTACTTTTCTTTCGACTATTATTTGCAACAATTCCGTATTGTGTCTTTCTTTTTTTGAAAAATTGGCCATGATTTCTAGAGCTTCTTTTGCCACTCCAAAATTCAAATCAGGATATTCCCATCCTTCAATTTCAATGTTTCTTACGTTTCCTTTAACAAATTGACCATTTATAAATCGATATCCAAAACCATATAGCATTGCTCTTATTTGATAGCTCTTTTTATAAAGCTTTCTGAATTTCCTAGCTTTTCCCTTGTTTTTAAATTTGATATATAAGAACTGCATTTCAGTGGTACCTAGATTGTAATAATCAACCTTAGGTTCGGATAATGTTTCATCCGAGTACTCACACCACTCTTTGGCTTCTGCATATATTTCTCTAAAGACACCTTTTAATTGTGGAATAATAAAACTTACATTTACAAACACTTCATTCTGTTCATCGTATAATCCTTCAATCAATGTTTCAAAACCATCAACTGCAAATTCGTTTCTGTCAAAAAAAGGACTTAATATAACTTCTTCAAATTCATAATCGATAACATCTGGAAAAACATGTTCATCTAATAAGTCGATTTCTTGAAAGTTTTGTATCAAATCATTAGATTCATCTTCTTCAAATGCAATCGTTAAATCGTCTATAGCTTTTGGTGATGTATAGCTTAAAGCGTTGATGAAAAACTTTTCATAGGTGTTAGGCTCTAATTTATCTGGAATATGATCAGTCGTAAAAAACTGTCTCAAATCTGTTGACAAGTTGAACACCTTCTTTCAACTGATACGTGATAAGAGCATTGCAATGTTCTAATATCGATACAGCCATTTTTGCATTGGTTACAAGATACTGAACATTTCCTTTAGCAGCCTGTTCTTGACAAGAAACATCAAGCGGATGCTTATCCAAATCAAACTTGTAGCATTGACTTCTCAAATTACTTTGTTGAATACCATTCTTTTTTGTTGTGATATAGATATTTCCTTCATATTCACTATTTGCTGAGTCAATATAAATAACATCATCAAGCTTTTTAAATACCTTTTCTAAAATCATTCTTGTAGCATCATTATCGACACATCCTATAATTACAGGAACATATCCCTTATCATCTTGGATAAGAGCAAATAAACTTTCATAAGTGCAATATTTATCATCGAATTCACACTCTATTGGATAAAGAGAATTGATTTTTCTCGATAATGCCAAAGCCTTATTATCACCAACGTCTTGAGCTTGGTATCCTTGACGTTCAATGTTTTTAGATTCAACTGTATCACCATCTACTAGTATCATTTTATGTGATGTTCCTAAAAGAAGTTTTGGGAGGTCTCTTGCTAGAAGAGAACCAGTCCCACCAACTCCAATCACATAGAATTTATATCTTGTGTAATTATTGGCCATGTTAACCACCTAGCCTTTTCTATGTTGTTTTCCAGTTACTACAAGAACGTTGTCATCCTCGATATAACTGTATTCCATTGTTCCTGCAAACTCGTAATGACGATGTTGTAACATGATGTCCGTAATTTCTTTTTCAGTGTAATCTTGGCCATCTACGAACCCATAAGAAGAAACATCAATCAATCTTCCTTCAGAGTAGACTCCGAATGGATACTTGTAAGTTTTTTCAGTTTTCTTAGTTGATTTTTTACCTGCAGGTTTTTCTTCTTTTTTAGATTCTTCTACAACTTCGGTTGCTTGTTCTGCTGCTTGTTTTACCTCTTCAGTCGCTTGTTTTTTATTTTCTACAACTGGTGCAGGTTGTTGATCAGCTTCTTTTGGTGCTTCTTCAACCTTTTTTGTTTCTTCAACAACTGCATCTTCTTTAGCTGATTCCTCAGCTTTTTTCTTTGCTTCTTGTTCTTCTCTAACTAAATCAAACAATCCCATAATTTTATCCTCCTATTTCGGTCTTCTCTCACCGATTTCTTCTAGACATATTTTTAAACATTCATTTTCAGCAAATTCACGAATGATAACCAGTTCACATACTTGGATATCATCGTAATATGCTACGTTATTGAGTGCATCTAAAACCACTTTTATAATGTTGTCGATATCCGGTTTGACTGTACAAAGAAACGTTTTATCTAATAGCCAACCTCTTAATTTTTTAGTGGTTGATTTTGGTATTTCTCTATAAGCAAATATCTTTACTCTTAAAGCCTTATCACTTTGATAGCTTGTAGTTTTTCGATAGCACATTGCTATTTTTTGTTCGTAATCCCTTGTTTTTTTAGGTGTATACGCTCTAACGAATTTTCCTTGCGTAGTAAATCTCGGTCTGCCTTTTCCAACGATTGTTCCTGGAACGGTAAACCAAAATTTCTTGTAATTATTTTTGACACCTAAATCAAGCGAGCATTGGGTCGAAGTCATCTTCTAATTCCTCTGGAACAACAGCATCTTCAAGAAGTGCATCCAATTGTTCCTCTTCTTGATAATCATCTTCTACTGTCTCATCTTCAATTTCTTCAACATCTTCATTTTCGAATTCATCATAGTTTGTAGGTTGTTGTACAAGCTCCATTTCTTGCTGATCACAAGCACTTTTCTTAGGGTCATCTTTGATATTGAAGTAAACTGTCATTGTGATAGTGGTTTGTCCACCGTTTAATTCGGTTTGATCACATGCTGCCAAATAATATGGGTTCCAATCACCAGCAAGCGTAATGAATTCATCAACACGTTCTGCATCCAACATATAGATATCTGGAAATCCTATTTTGTCCAAAATCTTGTTATCTTCTTCAGAAATCCATCTTTGTGTCACTTCAACGATTTTTGGAATCTTGTAAGGATCACCTTTATCAACAGAAAAAACCTTTTTCGACATGTAACCCGCATGCTTGAAGAAATTTCTAACTGCAATCAAATATGATTCTTGACAGCTGAAATGTTCAGCTTTCGCCAATTTCATATCTCCGTTAGGTAATTGTGATAGTTCATAAGGGATTTTTCCAAACTCTCTTAATTCATCATCTAAAAGCAAATTACTTTGAAAGTCATAAACTGCAGCATAGTTGTTACATACTAAATAGAGTTTTTCATCATCACCATAAAATACTGGTGTGTAAGTCTTGTTTTTTCCGATGATTTCTTTCGCGATTGAAAGAAATTTGTAGAAAAACGGTTCTTCATCTTTTTTTATGAGCATTTTCATCTCTCCTTTTTGTTTAATTTGTTATTTTCTTGGTCAAATATTCATTCTAACGAATGTTTTTAGATAATTGGTAAAGTTAATCATCTTATCAGTAAACACTCGCTAGAAACGAAAATTTTAAGTTTTTTATTTTAGACTAGAATTGAATATCATCTTCCATGATGTTGAAAGGTGGATTTTCATTCATAAAACTGTCTTGTTGTTGATTTTGCGTTGGTTGTTGGTACTGATTTGGATTGTATGTCGATTGTGAATGATATTGTTGTTCTTCATATTTGTCTCTAGGCTTTGTTTCTAAAAACTGAACTGAATCACATACAACTTCAGTAACATATACACGTTGACCTTGAGCGTTGTCATAAGATCTTGAGCGAAGTCTTCCTTCAACTCCAACCAATGAACCTTTGGAACAGTACTTGTCGACGTTTTCAGCGGCCTTATTCCAAACAACACATGAAATATAATCCGCTTGTTGTTCTTCATCATTTCTCTTTGGTCGGTTCATTGCTAAAGTGAAACTTGCAACTGCTGAACCGTTTTGAGTTCTTCTAAGTTCAGGATCACGTGTCATCCTACCAACTAAAACTACTCTGTTTATCATATCTTCTACTTCCCTTGTTATTTTGATTTTGAAGTTTTTGTTCTAATCTTGCCTTTGCTTCTCCCCTGTATGTAAGAACTCCAGCATTTCGTTTTCTAACATGTTCTTCATGTAAAATCTTGATTGATTCTTTATCGTAATTGCATTCTTGAAACTTTTTGGAATATTCTTTAGCATCTTGTGAATTTAAAAATCTAAATGGAAAGTTTCCATAAGCTTCATCCTCAAACTGAATGATTACTGTGTTTGGTGGGATCTTTTTAATTGTGTAATCAGGAACTTCAATGTTTTCAACAATGTTAGGAAGATTAGGCATGTATTTATTCTTTTGTTTGAAAAATTTAACAATAGCATTTTGTACCTGTTCATAAGTGAAATCTTCAAGCATCAAATACCATGTATTGACAGTATCAAGATTAGATTCACTTAATTTGGAATTTGGATAAATACTTTTGTAAAATTTCAAAATTTTCTTAATTTCCTTTTTTTCCAAAATTTCTAAAATCCTTTCTGTCACACTCACCACTACTATATATAGCAATCTGCCATCCATGCTGCGAAGGATTGTTATTCTTGTGTGTGTGCAACACCCCTCTTGTTTTATCTTGTTTTTTCTTGTTTATTTTGTTTATATTGTTTATATATAGAAAGGGGTGTAGGAATTTTTCCTATACCGTATGGGATTTTTTCCTATACCGTATGGGATTTTTTCCTATACCGTATGGGATTTTTTCCTATACCGTATGGGATTTTTTCCTATACTAGTAGCCTCTCCACTTCTTATAATCAAGTACCTTTATAAATGTATTTTGAGGAGTTGTTTTGTAATCTATATAGCCTTTATTTTTTAGGAATTCCATAAATTTCTTTAAGGTTTTATTGTCCCAACTCAAATTTTTTCTCATTTCTATTTGTGTGGTTGTAAAGGTTCCTGCCTCTCCATACTTATCATCAAAATAAGCCTTAAAGAGGCAATAGGAAAACAGAGTCCATGCTTTTGAATTTTTAATAATAGGATCATTCACCAGCTCGTTTGAAAATCCTGTGTACCCTTTCTTTACCTTTTTTTCAGCCATTGATTAAACCTCTTATTCTACATACTTTTCTTGATAATCACTTATATAGATTTCTCTATGATTTCCTTGTGTATCACCATAAATCAGTCCTTCATCATATAGTTTCTTCAATGATGCTTTGAATTTATTTTCACCGATCAGCAAGTCTAGATTTCTAATGTTCAATTCTAGATGCCCATCATTATCACAATTGAACAATAGATAAGTGAAAGTCCATAGAGAATAAGTATCTCTATAGGCTTTCGTGTTTGTAAATGATCGAGGAAGTATAACGTATTCTTCTTGCATCTTGTTACCTCCTACATTGACATTGGGTCAAAGTCATCAACTGGAACTTTTTCAGCTTGTTTTTCTTCTTTGATGATATCTTGCATTGTTGGTGCAGTAGTTGCTTCAATCACTTGATGCACTTGAGGAGTTTCTTCTACAACAAAATTACTTGTTGTATCTTCAACACCCATTTCTTCAGGTACATACAGTCCTTGGAATTCTGATGTAAAAGCTTCTCTTAAACATTGAGCAACTGCAACTTTTCTAATCATTGTTGCTGGTTTACCACTCCATTGAGCGTTAACTGTTCCATCTTTCTTTTTACCAACATATTCATCAAGTGATACTTCTACACGTTCAGGTTCTCTGTCTTTTCTATAGACTTCACACCATCCGCCCACAAGTTCTTCTCTTGATGGAATATAGAATGTACCAACACGATAATCAATCTTACCTTCAGCAGTTAAAACAATGATCCCTGCTTTCTTTCCTTGATATTCAGGATGTTTATCCGCTCTTTTTTGATAGACATCTTTAGAAACAACCATTGTTGCTGGTGAACTACCATATTTGATTAAGTGTGCTTCTTTAATAAATGGATTTAATTTTTGCGCTGAACATAATGCAATGAACAATTTAACTTCTTGATCACTTACATTACCTCCACCAGCAACCAAATAGCTTTTTACGATATTTGAGCTTAATTTAATTTCTCCTGTATCTGTTTTAATTGTTGTAATTTTGTTTTCTCTTGCTTGACTTGCTTGTTGTACCATACTTTGTAATGCCATAATTTTTCTCCTTATTTTTCATTTAATTAACTTCTTTTACGTTATATTTATCAATTGAGCCTGTTTGTGGATTACTCAACTCTTTTTCAACAAGTTTCACTTCTCCAAAACTAAATGTTGGATTGATGTTTTTAATTACATCCATGTATCTATTCAACATTTGAAGAGCTGCTAAATCGCCTTCAAATTCAAATGTTTTCTTCCATTTTTTGCCTTGGAACTTTTCAGGCGTTTGCTTGATTTCAGTAACGATATACTTATCATTTACGTTAGCAATCGTTTCTTCTCCACGTTTGATTGGCGTATATTTAGGTTGATTTTCAACTGTTTGTGAAGCTTGTTTTTTGACTGCTTCCAACTCTTTTTGGTGTTGAAGTTCTGCTTCTTTTTGTTTCTTTTCAAACTCTTCCTTTTGATGTTGAAATTCTGCTTCTTTTTGTTTCTTTTCAAACTCTTCCTTTTGATGTTGAAATTCTGCTTCTTTTTGTTGAGCAACCGCTTGTGATTGTTTTTTGATGTTGTCTACTTCATCAGTAATCATTTCAGTTACTTTAGGAAGACCTTCAGTATTTAAAAGAGCTTGATATTTTTTTCTTGAAATAAGCTTTTCATCAACATTTGCAATAAGACATGCATTGATGATTGTTTTTTCAACCATTTCTAAATTCAATTTGTCATTCTTTTCTTTTTCCATTAAAGCATTGAATTGTGCTTCAACTTGTTCTTCAAATTTCTTTTTGGATGTTGAAGCGTTAAGCCATTTTTCATCAAAAACGAACTGATCAGCATATTCCTTTGAAATCATCTTTCTAGAAATCAATACTTCTTTTAGTTGATCAATAGCTGCTTGACGTTCTTTTCTAAGAGTTTCTTTTTGCTTTTGAACAAATACATCCACATTTTCAGCTACTGTATCTGCAGTATCATTTAATGCATCAATAACCTTCTTTATTTTTGATTCAAAAACTTTGAATTCTTCCATGTATTGTTTTTCATTTCTTTTTAAATCTTTTTTTAAATCTTTTGCGTAGTTTCGATACAAAGGAACTATTCCAATTGTTTTTTTAATGAAATCTTTATAATTTTTTTCATCAACCACTACACCTTTTTTGGCCTCGATTGCTGGTATTAATTTTAAAAGGTCATCTGCATTCGATTCTATAAATCCACCATTAGGTGGAAGGTTGACAACTATAGATAGGTTTTTTTCGTTGATAGCAACCTCTTCTTCAATAACTTCAGCTTTTGCTTCAACGACCTTTTCTTCTTCAGCTGGTCTAAAGAACTCAATTACACTAACAACTCTATAGCGTTCATCTAACACTTGATTTGCTGGTTGCCAGAAGATTGCATTGTCTTGTTTTAAAATGACAAATGCTTTGTCTCCTGGATATGTTAGTTTGACAACTGGTTCACCGTTTACGAGAAAGCAGTTGTTGATTGATAAGAAATTGATTACTTTTTCAAATTCTTCTTTGGTTGTAATTTTTACGGCTACCAATTCATTGAGTAGCCCTGTTTGAAACTCATTCATTTTCTTTTTTCTCCTCCTTTTTAAGCATCTAAATTCATCGATAATTGACTGTTGTACTCTTTGATTTTCAAACTCACATTGACTTCAGGTGACCAAGATTCAAGATATTCTTTTGCGTTTTCAAACTCGGTCTTTAAAGTATCTCTAAATGAACCTAATTTGAAATAGTTCTTGTAGTCTCTCCAAATGTTGCTGAAAATCTTTCTACTCATTAATTGATACGCTCTTGAATCAACGCCTCCCAACGTTCTGATTACTGTTGCTTTAGCGTAAGACCCTGTTTTTCTTAATGTTGGAAGAACTTCACTTGTTACCCAACGTTTGAACTTTTTAGCGTTTGGAAGTTTACTTGATAAAATTAATGAATATAATCCTGATTCATTAATTAACCAACTTCCACGTTGTCCTAACTCAGGGGCGTTTTGTCCTTGAGTTTTAGAATTAACTTTATCTTCTTCATCTACGTGGTCTAAGATTGCATGATTAACATCCTTATACCCCAATGCCTCAGCAACATCCTTTCCAACGAACCATGGCTCGTTATTAATAACTAAACTTCTTACTTCTCCAAATTCTTTATTTTGGAATATTTGTAATTCATTCATATAATCCCTCCTGTTTATTTTTTTAATTTAACTCTCTATAATGAAGTTATCAGTATTAATAACTCTGAAATTAAGATAGAAAGTAAGGTAAATTAAAATGACACTTATAAATAAATTTGATGCACAATCTATAGAAACTATCAGTAGAATAATTGGCAGCATTATGACTGGAAGTACAATCACTAAAATGCTTGAGCAGCTAAATATTGAAGACAATAGTAATCAGTCCACTAAATGGAGAAGACTAGATTTCGTAATGAGAGAAACTCAAACTACTTACGATTGTGGAAACAAAGTTTTAGAAATAATTAAATATGTATTTCATCCAACAAGTAGCTGGTTTTCTGATAACAATGAATATAAATCATATATTAATGAAATAAATAAATGCATTTCTTTTTACGGCTATGAGGTGCAAGAAGATGGCAATATTCATTTAATTAAATCTTCTAAAACTAGAACCCAAGCAAACGAAAGATACGATTTACTTAAATCAAAACTAATTGAAAGAAATATTCATCCTCAAATTCTTGAATTTTGCACTCAAGATATTGTTAATGAAGATTACTTTTCTATAATTTTTGAAGCGTCTAAATCCGTATACGATAGGATTAGAAAAATGACTGGCATAAACCTTGATGGCAATAGATTGATATATACTTGTTTTGATTTAAAATACCCAATAATTGTTTTTAATTCCCTTAAAACCGATACTGAAAAAAATTTATATAGCGGACTTAAAAATATTTTGCTTTCAATTGCTCAAATCGGGCGAAACCCTAAAGCTCATACACCTAAAATTTATTCATACGATAGTTTAGATAATTGTCTTGATATATTGAATCTGATTTCTTTTTCACATAAAATGTTAGATCAATGTTCCATAAACCAATTTGCCTTAGATGAGTTCATGAAAAGCAACTGATTCTACTTTCCCTAAAGAATCTTGATAAATATTTTCCATTCTTGTAGCATAAAAACATGCTACATTTTCGTTTGGAAAAATTAACGAATCACAGATGCATTTGGAAATAGTTCCAGATAAGCTGGATAAATAATATTTTTCATTTGCAATATTGACTGTAACTACGTATAACTTGCTAATTTCATTCATTGTGAACTTTTCCTTTCTAACTGACTTCTTTTAATTCCTTGTTTCTATTTTCCAAAAATGGTGGTGGAGTTTTGGTTTTAATCAAGTTCCAGTACCACAATTCCGTTTTAAATAGGTATTTTGCATCTAGCACTAAATCGTCATAGTGTAGATAAACAACTCTTGTTTCTTGCTTTCCTGCGCCGTTATTTGCCCATGGAATGTCTAAAATGGCATATAAGACAAAATGTCTTAATCCAGTGGTTATCATGTAATGCAGTACTTGAAAGTAGTAGCATATTGGAATATGATCATTGGCCCACTCTTTGAGCATTGCACCATTTTGAATAGTTGTTGATTTGATTTCCAATCCCCATTTTTCTTTGGTTGCAATTTCAATCATTGCCCCATCTAAATTAGCTCTTAAAAATGGATATTTCTTGTTTGATAAACTGATATCTTTCGTATCAATCAATTCAAACTTGTTTTTATAAAGAACACCGAACAATTCAATGAGGATGGGTTCCAATGCATTCCCTTTTTCGATTGCTTCACTCGTTTGGAATACAGGCTTTTTAGCACCTGTCTTTTCCTCCCACAATTCATAAGGTGTTTTGTAATTGTTTACGTTCATTACAATTCCTGCATCAGAACCACCAATTCCTTTACCTCTTAATTGATGCCAATGTTTTTCATCTTTAACATAATCGATGTTGCAATTAGGAAAGAACTTCTCATAGTTCGTAGTTTCCATCTTCTAGATCCCTTTTGCATTGTGCTAATTCCTGATTGAGATAACCAAGTTGAAGATAATCATCACTGTCTAGATGATCCTTACATTCCATGCAAATGATTGAACTCTCTAAATCAGCAACTCTTTCTTCTAATTCTTTCTTTTTCATCCTCTAAAGCTCCTTTAAATTGTTCTTGGATGTAGTTATCCAATTCATTACTGCAATGCATGAAAGCATTTTTAGCCGGTGTAAACATTCCTTTGACCTTTTCAATATCAATATTGATTGGAGCCATTTCTAAGAAAAGGCTTCCTAATAAACACCAATCATCAGTTGGCATAACTTTAAGTTCATCACCTTCTTTTTTGATTCCAACTTCTAATTTAAATAATGGAACTGCTGGTCTTTCATCTACTTCCTTTTCAGTTGAACCAATTTGAACAACTTTGACATCTGCACCTGCAGCTTTTGCAGTTTGGATGATGTCTTCTAATAATTTTTTATCCATAACTATTTCTCCCTTTCGATGTATATTTCGGTGTACTTGACACCAAAACTGTTACTTTGATTTTCTACCCATACGTCAATAACGTTATTCTTAATCGCTCCGCCACAATCTTCAGCCACGTAAATTTGGCCATCAATCATGACTTTACTTCCATATGGGATTATTTCAGGGTCAACAGCGATTGTATGATTGACTTGTGCCTTAACTCCTGTAGAAGTCAAGTCTCCATATTCATCTTCTCCAAACCAATACGCCGTAATTCTAAAGACCCCTAATGATCTTCATTTTTGAAGTTCTTCTACTTGACTTTGCAAGTTTTGAACTTCATTTTGTGTTTCCTGCATTTGTCCTAAAAGTTCATTGTAAGTATCTTTTAAAAGTGTATTCCTTGCTTTTAAATCAAATACTTCTTCTTGACTATCTACGATTTCATTTTGTAAATATTGGCCATGTAAATACATTCCGATATTTGCTGAAACCGAAATTCCTAGTGCAACCGCAAGAACTTTTGCTTTATTCAACTTCTTCATGAAATTCCTCCCTGCAATAATCTTTTTTGAGATTCAACTATTTCTTTGCAACTCTTGGCTTTTTCGTAGTTACTGACATCCAATCCTGCATAATCTCTTTGGAAATCAAGGATTTCCTGTTGAGAAAACTTCCAGCCTTTTCCTAAATAGATAGGATTGAAAATGCCTAATTCTACAAGATTTTGAAGTTGATTTTGAGAAACACCCAAGTCTTCCATAACTTCTGGAAATTTAAGCATCTTTGTAGGTCTTACTTCCATTGACATTTACCCTCCTTTTTTTGTATTTTTTTAATTAATCCATATTTGCAATTCTTCCTGAATTTGTTTACAATTTATGTGCTGTGTTGGTGTCCTGTTTAAGGGCACTTTTTTTATAAACTTCTGACCAAAATTGCAAGACAATTTCCAATGAAACAACCGATAATAACGATTGCGGCCAATCCTCTTGCTGATAGTTTCATAGTTTTCCTTCCCTTCTTGCTTTCAAAACAAAACTAGCTAGTTCGTAATATGATTTCATAAACCAATCACGATTTCTTTTTAAATAAATCAGCATGATTATTAACAACACATTAAGTAGAAATGACATGTATAACCACCACTTCATAATTCCACATCCTTCCTATTCAAAACTTTATTGAATATTTGCTCACGTAACTCGCTATATTCATCTTGAGAAATAAGTTTTAAATTGTATGCAGTATCAAGAACACCATTTAAATATGTGCGCTGAATAGAAATGGCTGTATAACATGTATCAAGATCACATTTATTTTCTTTGTATTCTCCTCCAGGAAAGCATTTTTCAAATTCTTTTCTTACATTATTTCTATGTTCAACAAGTTCTTCTAGATACTCTATTTCATGTTTTATTTTGAATTTAATAATTTCTACTTGTTCTTCTTTAGTCATAACTTTTTCTCCTTCCTACTACTGACCATCAAGGAACCAACCTCTATTACAAAATGAAAACTTCACATATTGTATTAAAAAAGAAATTTGTTATTAATTTGGTGTTTCTATGATCATCAACTTTAGAAATCTAATAAAATAGGCTTTGCTAGAGATTGGCTCCTGGATGATCAGTAATTTATTTAATTGTTTTCGACATTCTTCATCTCTTTCTTTATAATTAAGTTATCGGTACGGCAATATCGAAATTTAATTAGAAAGTGAGGTGAAAATATGCCTAATGACTTTAAATGTCCATACTGTAGCCATACTGCCGAACTCAATGATTCAACTTATAAAAAAGTAAAGCCATCATTTGAAGTGCCTTTTGGCAGCACTATTCCACCTAAAGAAAGCGAAGTTACACTTGGTATTTTTAAATGCCCTCATTGCTTTGAATATTCCATTAATGCTCAAGGAACTGGTTCTAAAGTAAAAACTGATATAGTTCATGTAAAACCTATTTCTTTAGCAAAACAGTTTCCTGATTACATTCCAAAAGCTATAAGACAAGATTATGAAGAAGCTTACGCTATTGTTAATTTAAGTCCTAAAGCATCAGCGACCTTATCAAGACGTTGCTTGCAAGGAATGATTAGAGATTTTTGGAAAATCAAGCCATCCACACTATTTAAAGAAATTGATCAACTTGAACATAAAATCCCAGCAATGCAATGGAAAGTTCTTGATGGAATAAGAAGAGTCGGTAATATTGGTGCCCATATGGAAAAAGATATAAATGTAATAGTTGATATTGATCCAGGTGAAGCAGAAAAACTTCTTAAAGTAATCGAAAAACTTATAAACGATTGGTATGTAGAACGATACGAAACCGAATTGCTTTATGGTGATATAATTGCTATATCTGCTGAAAAAACCAAAGCTAAGAAAGAGTAATTAAATTTGCTCTTTTTCTTTTCGAGGATCTTTATCAAATAGAAAATGATAGTTCCCCTCTCTATCTTTTTCGTAGTAAAGCTCTACAAGTCTACACACATCTTCTTTAGTTCCTTTGCCTCTTAAAACAGTTACAACTAACAATGTTCTTTCCTCAACATTGTCTACTCTTTCACATTTTTGTTTTTGCATTTCTCATCACCACCTTTTTTATGCTTTTAATCAAGAAAGAAATACATAAGCTGAATAAAGTATCTAAATAATAGTTGCATACCATTTATAGAACCAATTATCAGGTTCTATTTTTTTCATTACTTTTAAGCAAATTAAATATGCGATTGTAAAAGTGATAAAATGTGTTGCCTTCATTTGATTTCCTCTTCCCTTTCTCTTTTATTTGTGCCGTCAAAGCAAACTATAACCTTACTTCATTAAATTGATTGACTGCATCAATCATGTTTTTAGAGATTTCAGCTTGTTCAGAAGCAAGTTGTCCAATGATCATGCCTTGCATGATGTAGACCGCTTTTTCTTTGTTTGCTGGAGAAAGTTTCTTCACTGTGCCATTAATGAAGTCTTCAATATCTCTCTTTTCTTTTTTGTAATCTTCCATGGTGTTCACCTCCTTTTAAAAATTTCCAAATTGTGATAAAATATTCTTGCCTATGTGGCAGAATGGAGAGTGGTCATTTTGACAAAACTTTTGATTTTGCCCTGTTCTCTTATTGTGGGGGAAACGTACTGATACCTAGACAGTTTAAACAGGTTAAAATAATTGCTCTGCAGATTACTTAGGGATTAATCCGCAAGGAGACTTGTGCATTAAGCACTAAATAAACCGCATCAATTTCCACAAATCATCAGCTAAAGGGCAAACCTTTAAATAGCTTTTTTAGGCTATCATGCAGAACTAAGACTGCATAAGTGATGATGTGTACATAGAAGCATTAGGCGCTATATAATGTAGTAATTTAGTTTTTAACTTCTTTACTTGCATACACAAAGAGTAAATAAATTTAGACAAACGTCAGTAAGGATAGCGCACTTATTGGCGTTTTGTTTTTATATCAACCTTTGCATCAATAAAACCAATGAATTTACCCAAATCCACTAAAAGAACAGAACATCAATACTCGCATCAGGAAATCTTCTCTTAAATTTTGCTAGAAATTCATAACTGGGATTTTGATATCCACTTTCCACTTTGTAGTAGTACGAAGGTGAAACTCCTATTTCCTTTGCTATTTCATTTTGCTTTAAATTCAATGATTTTCGGAATTCAATGAGTGAAGCATTTCCCATTAAAAGTCTCTCCTTTCTAACTATTTTGTTCTTGATTGGCTTCAATGAATAATTTTGTGACTTTCATTAAGTCATCCCACAAATAGCCTTTGCCGCTTTCAACTAAATGATTAACATACACTAATGTCATACCGTACATTTGAAACACCTCCTTTTTTTGTTCATTTGATTAACTTTACACCTATATAATAATTCATTCGATGAACATTGTCAATATCAAATGTTCATTTGATTAACTTTTTTTATTTACTTTTAATCATTTACGTTATATACTTTGATTGAAGGAGGTGATAAAAAATGGAGACAATCAACGAAAGAATTTATAGATTAAGAAAACATTTAGGATTGAGCCAAGAGGCCTTTGGTCAAAGAATAGGTATCAAAAAAGCTTCTATAAGTATGATTGAAAAAGGGAAAAACAATCCAAGTGAACAAACGATTAAATCTATTTGCAGAGAGTTTGATGTCAATTATGCTTGGATTATGGAAGGCCTTGGTGAGATGTTTTCTGATCTACCAAACACATTGTTTGAACAAGTAGCCGACGAATATCATTTAGATGATCTTGATAAAAAAATAGTTAAAAGTTACATGCAATTAACAGAAGAAAAAAGAAAGGTCATTAAAGAATACCTGCATGATATTTTTATAAGCGAATAAAAGATTGATACACCTTAAGGGGTGATAATAATGAACGAAAGAATTAAAGAAATAAGAAAATCAGTTGGATTAAGTCAAAAAGAGTTCGGGGTAAGAATTGGTGTAAGTGATACAGCTATTTCAAAAATTGAACATGGAGAGCGTAATCCAAGTAAACAAACTATTAAACTCATATGTAAAGAATTCAAAATCAACCAAAATTGGTTAAAAAGTGGAATTGGAGAAATGTTTTCTAATGATCAAGATATTTTTTTTAGATGATTTAACCGAACTTAATAGTTTAGGAGAACGTATCAAAAAATTAAGAATTGTACTATGTTTAAGTCAAAGAGAGTTTGGTAAAAGAATTGGCATTGTAAAAACTGCTGTTTCTAAAATAGAAAATGGTGAGAACTCACCTCGTGAACAAACAATCATGTCTATTTGCAGAGTATTTGATGTTAATGAATCATGGCTTAAAGATGGCATAGGAGATATGTTTTTAAATACTTCTAAAGATTTATTTGATCAGTTAGCAAACAAGTATAATCTAAATGAATTTGATATAAAGGTTATTAAAAGATACGTAAACTTCAGCAAAGAACAAAGACATCTTATTAAAGATATCTTTATAAATGAAAAGGACGACTAATCGTCGCCCAATTACTACTTATTTTTTACGTAAAAAGAATTTTTGCACGAATAAGTAGATTTCTTTTAATGCAATGTTACTATGGATATGTTTGATCATATCTATTATGTAACGTCGATAATCATTATTTTTCATGGTTAGACCTCCCCTCTTTTTTTAAATAAAAAATGGTTGGTTTAAATCATAGGCATCACCTCCATTCAAAGGGATGTCATTGAAAAATAATGCGAATTTATTCTAACAAAAGAAATACAATGTGAAAGTATTTTAAAATGTAAATATTCAGATAATAGTATTCGTTTTTTTAGTAACAAATATATAATGGAGGGATAATAAATGAAGAAATTATTAAGTCTAGCATTAATTGGGGCTTTGTCTCTATCTCTAACCGCATGCGGAAATAACAGTTCAAAAGACAATTCATCTTCCAAAGAAACAACCACAACAAAAAAAGAAGAAAAGAAAGAACCTTTGGATTTAACAGGAGAATGGCAATGTGATCCGACTGACGGAACATATTTAAAAGCCACTATTTCTAATGGTGTTATTGAAATTGATTGGGTTTTTGTAGAAGAAAATAAAAGCGCTATATATTGGGTTGGCTCTTATGATGCCCCTACTACTGATACAAATGAATATTCGTGGGTATCTAATAATGACCATGAACAAACTGAAACTTCTATTTTAGCATCAACTGATGAAACAAAAGAATTTACATACAACAATGGTGTTATTTCATTCTCAGCATCTATGCAGGGCGTAAGCAAAACATTTGAATTGAAAAAACAGTAAATAAAAAAAGACACCCTTTCATTGGCCGTGAAAGAGTGCCCGAGTGCTATAATTTTGTTTTGACGACACAAATAAATAGCACTCCTATTATACACTAAAAATATTAGGAGGTAAATATATTATGATTAGAAAAAGAGAGTCTAAAAAGGCTAAAAATGGCTATGTTTATGAAGTGATCATAAAATATAAAGATTTTTCAGGAAATCAAAAGAGAATATCCAAGAGTGGATTTGTAAGAAAAGTAGATGCGGAAAGATATGCTGATGAAACACTATCAAAGATAAAAGAAAATATGCATTTAAAAACTGAAAAGCATACATTTGATGATATATTTCAACTATATATTATCAACGACCCTTTTACCAAAGAATCAACAAAGTATGTTAGAAACTCTGTTTATAATAAGCATTTGAAAGATACAATGGGTAAATGTGATATTTCAAAGATTGATTATGAATATATTCAAAATACATTGAATGAATTCGCCAAAAACAATACAAAGCAAACAATTGAAAACATTTATAAAATCATTAATGGAGTATTTACTTTTGCATATAACAATAACTATATTTCAAGAAAGCCTTACGTGAAACTAAAATTAAATGGTATCAAAACACAAAGTAAGAAAAAAACTATTACACTTGAAGAATTTAATATGCTTATCGATAGATATAAGCATCCTAGAAGAGATAAAATCCTTGAAAGTGATAATTACATAGTCGCTCTCTATATTGGATTATATACAGGTATAAGAATAAGCGAATGTCTTGGTTTAAAAAGAGAAGATGTTGATCTACAAAAAAATATAATTTCAATCAACAAACAAATTCAAAGAGTTGGTACTGAAATAAAAGAAACAACTTTAAAATCAGATGCAAGTTATCGTAGTCTTCCTATCTCAAATGAATTGCATGATATCTTAGAAAAACATTTTAAAAAGTATCCTGAAAGTGAATATGTTGTTTTTGATAAAGATATGAATTATATGAAATCCGAAAAGCTACGTAAGTCACTTGCTCGTTCTTGTGAGAAATTAGGAATTACATTTAACTATCATATGTTAAGGCACATGTTCATAACCCAACTTTACAATAAAGGTGTTGACATCAAAGTTGCTCAATCTCTTGCTGGACATTCAAGCTATCAAACAACTGCAGATATTTATACTGAATTAGATCAAGAAAAAACAGTTAATTTCAACACATCAAATTTATATAATTGAAGGGCAAAAACGGTAAATGCCCTTTTTTAAATTTTCGACACCCTATTCGACACCTTTTTAGCCAAGTTTTAGAAATATACCTATGAGGTAGCTACGAGGTACCTACATCAATTTTAGGGAACATATTGAAAAATCAAGGGTTTCTCATAATAAGTACCTACAAGGTAGCTATGAGGTACCTACGTTTTTTACTGGTGTTATTGGTATGGGTAACAACCCAATGGTTGGAGCTACTGTAGCTGTTGCTGTTGCAATTGAAGAAGCTTGTAAATAATTAGGGTTTTCCTAAAAAAGCTAAAAAGTCTTGATTTTATCAAGACTTTTTTAATTTTTAACTATCTTAATTTTTTATGGATTTTCGATAAAAAACTGTTGGAACTTTATGAAACTCCTAAAGATTTTCTCGGTTACTAACATATTACTAACACGTTACTAACACAGCTTTTAACAAATGACTAACATACTACTAACAAATCAAAATATAAAATAAGTCCTATTTATCTATGTTTTTTCAACATTCCTATAAGTCGGTTGGAGCGCTGTGGGAGCTCTTTAGATTTTGTTGGTTGTTTTTAGTTACTAACATATTACTAACAAATCAAATTTTGAACTCTCCTTTTACATAGCTTGATTGAAACAATCTTGACTATGTAGAAAGGAGATTTTTTTATGCGTAAAAGCAAAGTTATTGCGATTACCAATCAGAAAGGAGGTGTGGGCAAAACTGTTACCTCTGTTTCCTTGGGGGCTTGCCTAGCAAGAGATAAAAAGAAAGTCCTCATTGTTGATTTTGATCCACAAGGAAGCTTGACAAAAGGTTTAGGTTATCGTGACTCTAGTTCCTACCCTTACAGTATCAAGGATGTCTTATTTAATGAAATAAATGAAACTTCAATGAACTATAAGGACACCATCATTCATACAGATGAAAGTTTTGATTTATTACCTGCAAATATTTCTCTTTCAGGTGCTGATATCCAACTTTCAAATGTCATGAGTCGAGAAACAATCTTTAAAAGAGTTATCGATACACTCAAAGATGATTATGATTATGTTTTGATTGACAGCAACCCGGCATTAAATCTATTTACTATCAATGGATTAGTTGCTGCTGACAGTGTCATTATTCCCGTTCAGGCTGAACCATATGCCTGTGATGGTTTAAATGACCTACTTCATACGATTGCAACTGCTAAAAAACAAATCAATCCAAATTTAAAGATTGATGGAATACTAATTACAATGACAGATGCAAGAACAAATTTATCAAAGCATATTGCCAATGAGGTTCGTGAAAATTATGGACAGCATATTAGAGTATTCAAAACTGAAATACCTCGTGTCGTTAAAACAAGTGAAGCATCACTAAGCGGTCAAAGTCCCGTCAAATATGCTCCTAACAGTGAGTCTACCCTCGCCTATCAACGTTTAGCAAAGGAGGTCGAACAAATTGACAAAACCATTGCCAAAAATAAACACGAGTTCTCTCGATGATCTCTTTACCACAGAAGAACAGCGTCAAGAAGCAAAGCTTGAAAAAGTCGTCAAAATACCAATTGAAGATATTGCAGATTTCAAAAAGCATCCATTCAATGTTAGATTAGATGAAGAAATGGAATCATTAATAAAAAGCGTTCAAGAAAATGGTATTTTAGTTCCTGTTCTTGTCCGTCCAAATAAAAAAGGTAATGGATATGAAATGGTATCCGGACACAGACGTAAGTTTGCCATGATTAAAAATGGTGCAACTGAAATAGATGCAATCGTTCGTGACCTAGATGATGACCAAGCAACAATCATTATGGTCGATTCCAATATTCAAAGGGAAAATATTCTTCCTTCTGAAAGAGGATTTGCCTACAAGATGAAACTGGACGCTATGAAACGTCAAGCTGGTAGACCTTTAAAAAATGTGTCCCAAGTTGGGACAAATATTCGTTCTGATCAATTACTTGCCGATGAGGTTGGAGAGAGTAGAAATCAAATACAAAGATATGTCAGACTCACTTATCTTGTTAAACCATTGAGAGATATGGTCGATGGAATAAGTGAAAACGGGTTCAAGATAGCAATGAATCCAGCGTATGAATTATCATTTTTAAAAGTAGATGAACAAAATGATTTGGTTCAATGTATTCAAGATACACTAGCAACACCATCTCTTGCACAAGCTCAGGAACTTAAACGATTAAGTCAAAAGGATGAACTTGATGAAGATAAAATGGTAGACATGTTGATGGATGTCAAACCGAATCAAAAAGAAAAACTCAGTCTCAAGATGGAGGAAATCAACAAATACTTTCCAAAATCTTATACACCGATGCAAAAGAAAGATATTATCATAAAATTGCTTGGTGATTGGGCAAAAAGAAAAGATAAATCAATGGAAAGATAACAAATGTACGAAATTTTTAATAGTACATGTGACATTTTTAAACTCTAAGTAGCTTTGGAAATGCTAAAAATATTCCATGATTTACCGTAGACTTGGGGAATGTACGCTCTTTGCGCCCAAAAACGTGACTGTGTTTTCCCCCTAAAACCCCCTTTCCTACTTACCGGAAAGAATGTTTAATATGAGTAGAAGTATAAAAAAATAAGTTATAATTGTTATTTATATTAGAATATATAAAGCATCATACATTCGTTATTTAAAACTAATAGAAGTAAAATCAAATTAGAAATAAAGAAACGAAATGGAGATGAAAAAAATGAAAAAGAAAATCATTTTAAGTTTAGTATTTAGTTTGTTAGTAATATGTAATGCTTTACCACTTCACAATTCTAACAATGATCTAAAGAATGAACAGTCAGTTCAAATCAGTCATAAGAAAATAATCAGTAATAAAACTAAGAAATCACAAACAAAAAAAGAAAGTATTCCTACTGAAACTGAAAATAAAGAAAACTCTTTAGAACAAGATTTAGAAGAAAATAATAATACATCAAAAATTGATACACCTAGTATTAATCAAGAAACACCTTCCAATCCAAAACAAATACAGACTAATGAAACAAAAACAAATACTTCAACATCAAAGAGTAAAGAAAATCAAACTGAACAAAATAAAGAAGCACAAAATCAAAATGAAAATAAAAATTCTAATATAACAACAAATCAACCATCTGTTCCAAAAGAGAACGTTCCGACAAATGGTACTGGTAATGCTTCTCAAGAAAAACCAAAACAAGATACTCCTCCATCACAAAAGTATTACTTTGCAAAATGTGATTGTGGTTATACGGTAGAGAGCCATGTATCAATGGATGATGCAATCAATAAATTGTTTGCTGCTGGACATGGTAACTCATATGAACATGCTGGATATGTAGCAGGTGGGGATTTAGATTAACTTTTTAAATACCTACTCTCAATTAATTTAAAAAAATTTGAAAAATTTGGACAGAATACGCACTCTGTCTTTTTTTATTAAAAGATTTAAAAAATAAAAACTATAAAAAATCGAAAGGAATTGATTAAAATGATTAATCAAAATTTTATAAAACGAATAAGTAAAATATTTCTGGTATTAACGATGATCTTTTCCATGTGTTTTCCATCAGTAAATCAAAACACAGTCAATGCCTATGATGTAAATATTCCTCAACAATTTACAAGAGTCAAAAGCATTAAGTATCCTGAGTGGTGGAAAAGAAAATGCCCTTCTATTTCTAAACAATGGTCAACTATGATGTGTAAATACAAAGACAACTGGTCATATTGTTTAGAAGCAAGTAAACATACACCTGTTGCAGGTGCTTATACCTCTCAAGTAATTGAAAACAACGTAATGGTTAGAAAATTACTTTACTATGGATTTGGAGGTCCAGGTGCTAGTGATGCCAATGGCGGATTAGATGGCAATCCAAATGATGGCAAAGGATGTGGAGCATTAACTGATGATGGATTAGGTTATGAAGAAACTGCATATCTTTATACACACGTTCTTCTCAGCCTTGCATACAGCGGTGATTTATGTGGAGCAAACATGGATGAACTTGAATCATTAGGTATTGGTCTTAAAGGTCTTTACAGTTACATTTCTTCTTTGCCTGAACCTAGCAAAGCAAGTTTTAATGGTCAAACAAGAGCAACTTTTAAAGCAACATTTGATAAAACTACTAAATCTCAAAAAACAAATATTGTTTCTTTTGATGGTGGTAGCAATTCAACAATCAATATTCCTCTTCAAAGTAATGTAACATTACACAATGTATCTACTGGAACTAGTCAAACTGGCGGAACTGTTGTCGTACATGGTGGTCAAAGCTTTTATTTCACTGCTCCATGTAAAAACAGCCCAACAAATTATCAAACTGGTAACATTGCCGGAGAAAACTGTGCAAGATTTACAGCTCTAGCTATCGTACCTGGTGGAGACAAACAAACTCATGGTTCATGGGCTATGGATCCAGCCTACTTGGATTTAAATATCAACTGGTTGGACTTTGGAAGTATTGAAATCAATAAAACAAATACAAACAAAGATTTGATTGATGGTGCTGAATTTAATTTAAAATCAACGTCATATGATGGGTACAATGAAAATGTCACAGTGAAAAATGGAAAAATCATTGTAGAAGATTTACTTGTTGGAACATACCAACTTAAAGAATTAAATGCACCAGATGGATATCTGTTAAATACTGATACTTTTACAATTACTGTTGAAAAAGATAAAACAACTGTTCAACCAGTTATGGATCAAGAACCAACAGGAAAAATTGAATTACAAAAAGAAATTGATACTTCAAAAACGAATGGTTTATTAGGTGATGCTAATGCTAAAGATGTCATTTTCAAATTATATGCTAAAGAAAAAATCATGAATAAAGCAGGAACTGTTAAATTCTATGATAAAGATGAAGTTGTATCTACTTCTAAAACTGATGAAAATGGAAAGATTACATGGGACAATCTTCCTCTTGGAAAATATTATATTCAAGAATCAAAAACTAATGATTCACTAGTCATTAATGATGAAAAGATCAATGTCTCTATTGATTACGAAGGTCAAACCGTTTCAAAAGTATCAAGAGATGCTAAAGAGACAAACCGTGTCAATATACAAAAAATCCAAGTATTTAAATCAGGAGAAAAAGATGGAATTTCCGGACTCGTCAAAGGTCTACAAGGTGCAGAATTCACTTTCCGTTTAAAAAGTGAAGTTGACCACGTTGGTTGGGACAATGCTACTGTATATGCTGTGATTACAACTGACTCAGATGGAAAAGCAAATACTCCTTACTTACCATATGGTAAATATATCGTTAGAGAAACAAAAACTCCTAAAGATTATATTACTGCTCCTGACTTTATGGTTTCCGTTACTGATGATTACACTGAATATAAAGACGTGGAACAAGTAAAAAGAATCAATATCAACAACAGACCTTTTACTTCTCAATTAAAGATCAACAAAGTTGATAAAGAAACAGGAAAAACCGTTACATTGAATGGTGCTTCTTTTAAAATCAAAGATGCTCAAGGAAATTATGTAACTCAAAAAGTATCAGGTAAAAAATATGACACATTTACTACCAACTCTAAAAATGTTGTTACTGTAAAAGATACTGAAGAAGGAACTGTTACCCTACCCTTACAACTAGATTCTGGAACTTATACGATTGAAGAAATCAAAACACCAAAAGGATTCTTGGATTTAGATAATTCTATTCAATTTACAATTACAAATACAAGAGATTACGATAAAGACGAAGATGAAGATCCTATTTTAACAATCAAAGTTAAAAACGCTCAACCTAAAGCTGAAATCAAAATCAACAAAACAATTACTGATTTAGATACTGATAAAGATTTAGTAGACAGATCTGATCTTTCTAAAATCCAATTTGAATTGAAAGCCAAAGATAACATCTACAGTTCAATCGATGGTTCTCTTTTATTTAAAAAGGATCAAAATATTTCTTTAAAAGAATCAAAAGCAACATTACTTGCTGGTAAAGAAATCAAAGATGGATTATTTGCCCTATCAAATGATGGCCATTTACAAATTACAAATTTACCAATGAGTTCTACAGATGCTTCTTATTATTTACAAGAAGTAAAAACGATTGATGGATGTGTCTTAGATTCTAAGAAATATGATGTTACTTTCAAACAAACTGACACTAGAACTCAACTTTATACTAAGGCATTCAACATTGAAAATAAAACAACACATTTTGAATTTAATAAAACAGACATTACAGGTGATAAAGAAGTAGCAGGTGCTACATTAACAATCAAAGATGATCAAGGCAAAGTCGTAGATGAATGGATTTCAAATGATAAAGCTCATTCTATTGAAGGACTTATTGTTGGAAAAACATATACTTTAACTGAAACAATTGCAGCTAAAGATTATGTTAAAGCTACAGATATTATTTTTACCGTTAAGAACTCTAGTGAACTAGAAACTGTAACTATGAAAGATAAACAAGTTGCTTTTTCAAAAACTGATATTACTGACGAAAATGAAATTGAAGGCGCAACTATTACTGTAAGTGAAAAACAAACTGGAAAAGTAGTTGACGAATGGGTTTCTGAAAAGAAAAAACATTTAATCAACGGTCTTGAAGAAGGAAAATCTTATATTCTTTCTGAAAAAATTTCGCCTGAAGAATTTGTCAAATCTAGTGATATTGAATTTACTGTAACGAAAGAAAAAACCAATCAAAAAATCATCATGAAAGATAAACAAGTTTCTATTTCTAAATCAACAGTTGGTGGTAGCGAAGTCACTGGTGCTACAATGCAAATTCTAGATCAAGATGGAAACATCATAGACGAATGGATTTCTGAAGGAAAAGAACATTTTGCAAATAATTTAGAAGAAGGAAAATCTTATATTTTACATGAAGATTTATCCCCTCTTGGATTAAATTTAGCAAATGACATTGAATTTGAAGTAACTTATGACAAAGAAAATCAAAAAGTTGAAATGATTGATACAATCAATGATGTTTCTAAAGTCAAAGAAGATGGAAAAAAATTAAAAGGTGCTGAGTTAACTGTGGTTTCAAATAAAACAAAACAAATAGTAGACAGATGGACTACCGGTCAACATATATTTGATGTAACTGAAGATATGCAATCTCAAATCAAAGAAAACAAAAAAGCTGAAGGAATGTACATCGATGAAGATGATTCTACTATCACGTACAGTATTTCAAAAAATAAAGATCGTGATGATTACAGATTGGTATTTGTAAAAGATGGAACTACAACTTATGCAAATATTGATCTAAATGGTGATGAAACATCTCACATGATTGAAGGTCTAATTGCTGGTGAAGAATATGTTTTAAGAGAAACAAAAACACCTAATGGATATGCTACTAGCAAAGAACAAACATTCAAAGTTGAAGAAAATAAAGATATTTCTTTAACTTTGATTGATGAAGATATCAAAGTTCAAATCAGCAAACAAGATATTACAAACAAAAAAGAAATCGAAGGCGCTAAATTAAAAGTTGTAGATAAAGATGGAAATAACATCGATGAATGGACATCTGGTAAAGAACCACATATGATTAAAAACCTAAATGTTGGAGAATCATATACACTTATTGAAGAAACTGCTCCACAAGGTTATAAGATTGCTGAATCAATTGATTTTAAAATTGAAGATACAGGAGCTATTCAACATGTTGTTATGTATGATGAACATCTTCCAGTAAAAGTAAAAACTGGTGATGATAACTTATATCAATATTGGATTGTCTCAGGTCTTTTAAGTTTAGCTGCATTATTAATTATCAGATTCAAAGTTAAAAGAGAACAACAATAACTTTTAAAAATTATAGGAGAATCTATTTATTTTTAGACTCTCCTTTTTTATTGAATAATCATGTAGAAAGGACTAAAAAACATGGAAACTTTAACATTGAAACAGGCCAATAAAATAATCATTGAACAAATCAATGAAAGCAATTTATTTAATCGTCCTGAAATAGATTTTATCTTATTTAATGATAGAGAAGAAACCAGTCAGACACTTATTGGTGTTCATGAACAAGATAACCCTTCTTTATCCTATATTTATATATTAGAAACAAAAGACGCAATTCCTATGAAAGACATAAAAGTATATAAAAAAGATGATACTGTTACTGATCTTTACAATAAAGATTTTGAAGGCTATTTTCTTTTACAAATTGAAAATGAAGAAATAGACATAAATTTTGTTTCTCTTGATTTTCATATTCGACTTTGGAATTATATTGCTTCTCTTGACAATGATATTCGTCATAAATATTTTTCATTAAAATACTACGTTGTCTATTGCAAAAAAAATGGAATCAATTATAAGCTTCTAAACATATATAGCAAAAATGAACTTGCAAATATTATTGGCGAATTTTACCTTATGTATGATGAAGATGATTTCTTTAATATTTTAGAAAACTTTAACTGGACTATTATCAGTACACTTTTTGAAGAAAATAAAAAAATTATCAATGACTATTTAAATGTATATAAGCATCTTATAGATAAAAAATATGAATATTGATCAATTACATGAACAAATATTTTCCACCTTGCAAGATAAAGGCATATCTGATGGAAAAATAGATTATATTCTTCAAAAAGATTTCGATAATAAAGGTCATCAATACGTTTGTTATATATCAAGAAAAACTGAAATTGAAGAACTCTATTCGATTATCATTGATACAACAGGTAAAATTCAATCATTTGATGTAGCAAACTGGGATTTCAATATTGATGATTTCTTATTCAAAGATTTAGAAAATGACTATGAGATTCTAGAAATGAATGCTAATACCCATTATGGTGTCTGGTTTCAAATTGATGAAATGCAAGAAGAAATCAATTTTACCGATGGTCTACTAAAGTATCTTTCTTACTGCAAGAAAAATCATATTGATAAGAACTTCATGAAACTATTCAATAGAGAAATTGATGTGATGGATCTTTATCAAGAAAAAAATGGAAACTATATAATTATTGCTTCATTCGACATTGGTAATTCAAGTGTCGTTTTAGGATACAATGAAAATTCGCCTAGTCCTTATGTAACATGGAAAACAACTCCTGATAGGAAAACTGGTTACTATACAGGTCATTATGGAGTCACCAAAGAATCTGCATTCAATGACTACAAAAAAAGATGTAAAGAATGCTTCAATGAACATTTAAATAGAGAAAGTCAAAAACTTGGAATCAAAGAAAAACGTGACAAAGGAGTAGAACGCTAATGAAAGCAGAAATCTCCAATCTAGGAAAAAAAGAAATAATTGATTTTGCAACTGATAAAGGATACATCTCAATTATTTCTTCTTTAGAAAAAATCGGTATAACAGATCATCCATTCGATATAGAAGCTAATGAAGTTGATTTAAAGTTTACCAAAAATGAAAAAGGAATACTAAAAATTATTCCTAAAATAACAAATTCTAAAAGCTGTCTTTATCATATTTGTCTCGCAACTCATTATGTATTAAAAAACGATGAAAATTTTATCAACGCATTACAAACTCAAATAAACGAAGGAAAAATAAAAGATGTACGAGATATTATTGATCTTAATTGGAATTATAAAGACAGATACTCATCCCCTACTCATTTCTTTTTAGCAAGACCAGGAAGGTTAATGTATGAGCAAATTAAATTTAACGGTCAATCTGCATTATTTACAAATCAAAGAATCGATAAATATCTTTTACCAAAAAATGTTTATGCATATGAAACAATGCATGATGATGAATTTAATGGAGAAATAACTTGTATAGCAAAAAACATACATGTTAATTTCTTAGGCACTATTTTAACTGATAAACCTATAAAACTTGAAAATGGGTTTCGGTTTATTGATGAAGATAAAGAAATTCAATTCTTACCTGATCAAGGTATAAAATTAAAAGATTTTTTAGATTATCAAAGAAAAATTAACAAGAATAAAATAGAAAACTTAAGATAATCTACTTATATACAAAAGAGATATATGTTATTATAAGTAGGCTTAGTTTTTTAACTAGAGCGCTTAATCTATCGTCAAAGCAAAGACGTTAAAAATTGCCAAAGGGATAAGTTATTTAAATTCTTATCCTTTTTTTATTATGTTTAGCTTCGATTGTGATGTATAATTAAGAAAATAGTATATATTTTTATATAAGGAAAGATAGAGGTAAATAGAAATGGTTTATATAAATTTTTATTTTAAAGAACTTAAAATGAATGATAACATAGTTAAGGGTGTTTTTGACTCACCGGATAATGATGTGTATTGTAAATTTGAATATGATATCAATACAAGACAATTTAAAATATTTGATAATAATAAACCTATAGAAGACATTACTCCTATTCCATTTTATTGGATCAATAAGAAATTAGAAGAAAATGGAAAATTAAATGAAATTGAAGCTAAAATAAGTTACTAACAGGAGTTGAACTGAAAATGTGTTTAATTACGCCATTAGGAAAAATAAGTATTTCTATTGATGGTAAAGAAATCGATTATACATTCAAAAAAATAAATCCAGATAGATTATGCAATGATGTTGATGGTCGTTATTCTATAATTGTACCATTTACTCCTAATGGTAAGAATCATCAAATATCATGCACTATAAATAACTATCTTCCTTCTTCGCTAGATGAAATAGAATCAGGTGAAAGATTGGCACTCAAAAGCTTTTATACGATAAACACAAAATTATCTATCGGAGCAATTGGTGAAGCATTAGATACTTATAATATCATTACAATAGGCTATGATTATGAAAATGATTATTTGAGTAATGGTGTTTCTTATGAACTTTTAGAATTTACAAAAACAAACCAATTCGTTTTTGCTATATGTTGGATAAATGATTATACAGATGAAAATGAACTACAAACATGGTTTGGTGCGGATCCAACAACGTTCACTTTAGAAACAGTATATGGAGATTATGACAATATGAAGAAATTTAATGATATCCCATTTAAAAATGGAAATTTAAAAGATTATAATCCATTTGCAGACTATGGAATAGGATTAAAAAGTAAGAAAAGTTATGAAATAGATTATATTTTATATAAAAGCACAGTAATTGTTCTACACAACACAATTCCTATTGCAAATTGTGGCTATAAAAAATATTCAAACAAATATGCGTATGTTGTTTTTCCTATAGAGCTAGTACCCTGTTATATTCAAAGTGAATTATTGGATTTATTGGAATCAATGATAAAACACGAAGGATATGAATATGCATTTACAGTAGCAAATTCGAATGATAAAAATGATAATGAAATTCAGTTATACGTTAATAGAGGTTACAAAGTCTTTAATGAAATACAAAAAGACAAATTATCAGAAGTATTAGGTGCTAATATTAATTTTGATGTTTCTTATAGAAAAGGCGTCTAATTACTTAAATTAATTTATTGGAACTCACAGTAGTTCCTTTTTTAATACTCAAAATTAAGGAGGTGTAAACATTGTCAAACAAATATCAATATGTTTATGAATTGTGGTTTGAATATTCTCAAAAAATCACTTCATCCCCTACTAATTGGATGGATTTCTTAAAAACTTCAGCATGGAGTTTTAAATATCGTTTCGATGATCAAATTCTTATCTATGCTCAAAAGCCAAATGCAAAAGCATGTGCTGAATACAATACTTGGAACAATAAAATGAATCGTTGGATCAAGAAATATTCTAGAGGAATTGCACTACTTACAAACGAACAAAATAAACTTCGTTATGTTTTCGACATTGAAGATACTTGGAGTCCTGTCAATCAACCTTTGCATCTATGGTCAGTTGATAAACAACATGAAGATGAATTCATCGAAATGATTCATGATAAATATGATTCAGTTGATTCAACATCATTAAGTGATTCAATTATTGAAATGTCAAGGATCATTGCTCAAGAAAATACACAGGATTATTTATCTTCACTTATCAAATACAATCAAGACAGCGGTCTTGAATTTCTTGAAGAACAGGAAATCAAAAGTATTTTCACTCAGCTAACCGCAAATTCCATTGCTTATCAGATTTTCAGCAGATTAGAATTAGATACAAAACCCTACTTTGCCGAAGAAGATTTTAGTGACATTACCCTATTTAACTCTTTAGATTCGATTGGTCAGTTAGGAACAACAGTTCATGATCTCACTGAAATTGGTCTTGATGACATTTCAAGACTTGCTAAAAAAATCATGATTCGTACATTTGAACAAAACAAACCAAAAAGGCAAAATAAAATTGAAGAAAACGAAAGGAGCACTCAAAATGAAAGAACTAACATACAGTCAAGTAGAAGATTATCAACTTCCCAATCTCAAACCGATGGAAAAACCTCTCAACAGTCATTACGCAAGGTTGAGATACGATTATCTTCAAACGAACCATCCGGGACATCTATTCGCACTCAAAGCGAAGAACGAACTCAACAGTCATCTACAAGAAATCGAACAACAAGCTCAAATGAAAATGGAAACATTGATGAAAGACCTGTTGAAGAAGTATCCAGCACCAAACAAAGAGAAACACCAAATGGAATGGGTACAATACATGAACAATCTCAAACAATCAGCAAACGAGATCATTCTGAAAGAGATAATCTACAGTTAGATTTAGGAATTGAAGAATCCAATAAGGATTTAGGTGGTATTGATGTTTTACCACCTTTTGATTTGAACGATCTTCCTCAATTATTAAGAGAAAATGTTAAATTGCAGCATACCAAAGAAGAAATTGTTCAATATTTTCATGAGCATACAAATGAAAATGAACGTGCTCAATATCTTGAAGAATGTTATGATGATACATTGGTTCAAACATTTAGAAGACCTGAAAAATATGATTTCAGCTATCTTGGATATATGAAAAAAGATCATGGATTGAGAGTATGGCAAGGTAATTATCTCAACAAAAAGTCTGAATCTTTTTTGACTTTTTTTGAACTTCAAAAGCATCTTGCTGATGTTATTGAAAATGACAACTATCTTTTACCACCTTTTGAACGAATGTCTGGTATTCAACTTGCATTCAGTACAAAAGTAATAAATAAAGATGTTGACTATCATTTATTTCAATATAACGATTCCATGAACTTCTCATCCCCTGAAATCATCGATTTTTTTAAAACTCATCCAGATAGAGATGAACAGGTTGAGTTTTGTAAGGAACTCTATCCCACAAAATTGGTTGAATGGGAAGTTGATGGTATTACTCTAGGATATATGCCTAACGATGAAGGATTACATGTCTATTTAGGAAGTTATGATAAACAAGTTGCTAGTCAAGAACTTATCTGGTCAATTGTTGCAATGAATATCGACGGTTTGATTCTATCGAGATACTTTGATCCAAGTGTACAAATACCTACCCTAGAAGAACAACAAAATGCAGTTTATGAAAATATCAAAAATATGCAAAATGGAATCTATTTTTCTCAAGAAGAAATAGATCGTATTTTACAACGAGGTAGCAATGTTGAACAAGGTAAATATCGAATCTATCAGGAATTTTTGAAAAACAATTCAATTAAAGACAAAGCTAAGTTTTTAAAAGAAGAATATGGTACAGGTGGAAGTTATCCAGCAGTTGGATTTATTGATGAATTCCATGACAGTAAAGGCATCAAACTGACTCGTGGAAAAGAAATTGGTCATGAAGAAATTGATATTACACTCAAATGGGAAAATGTAGCAAAAAGAATAAGTGAACTTGTCAGTGCTGATCGTTATCTAAATGCTAAAGAAAAAGAGTTTTACCCTACTTTTCTTCAACAACAATTGGAACATCAACTTGAATACGAAAGAAAGCAACTCAATAATGATTCAGTTTCTTTAGTGAATGAAACCGGAATCGAAAAAGAAAATATTCAAAAAGAATATCAATGGTCTGTTAGAGATAAAGTCTATGTTGGTGCTAATCAATATAACATTTTAGAAGATGGTGATGAGATAACCTTACAAGATGAAAATTTTCCCCTTCTGTTGGAATACTATTCTAAAGATGATTTCTTAAAGCTTTTAAAAGAAAACCCTTTGAATGAACATCTTTTAAAACCTGTTGCTCAACCTATTCAAGATGTCATTATTGAAGGCTCAAATCAAGCAGTTATCCAAAAATATCTCCTAGATCTAGAAAATAAAATCAAGCGTTCAATGATTTACCCTGCCTTACGTGACAGTGATACGACCGTTGAAGAAGCGAATGATTTTATCCGTGAAGAATTGATTTCAATTATGCCTTCTTATGAAAAAGACGATCCTGAGTTTTATAACAGGTATCTAAATGATGATGATTTTAGAAATGATCTAGTTGAATATCTCATTGATAGAACATATGAAGATTATTCATTTAAAAATAATGAAATAAATAATGCTTTCAGTGAAAACAATCATTTATTTGAAAAAATGGAACAATTAGTGCCACGTATCATGAATGAAATATCTGTATTTTGCAACATGATAAGTGCAAATGAAACAGTTGATCCTTTAATGATTTTCTATGACAATGATAAAAAGACAATTGATATGTTTAACTACTATCAAGTAAGTTATTTAGGAGCTGAAGTAAGCAATCCTTACTTGACTCTTAAAGTTGATTTTTCATCAAGAACTTTAGAACCTATATCCTATCAAAATGATGATTTAGATGTTGATATTTCAATAGACTCTCAAAATAAAGATTATATAACACTCGAAGAAGAATTAGGAAAATATGCAAACCAATGGCTTGATGATCTTCTAGATAAAAATTATTTAGTTGAATCCGAACAAGTGTTTAAGGATAGGACAAATAAAAGTGGGATTTATCATCTGGACTATGACGGAACACGAATTGTTTACAGTGATATGCCCTATTCTTTGCTAAAAGAATTTTCTGAAAAATACAATTACAGTATTTCGAATACGATTCAAGAACAGGAAACGTCAAGCGATACTCAAAGAACCAAACCTGTTCAAACTGAAAAAATAAATTATCAAATTAGTGACGAACATCTAGGCGTTGGCAGTCCTAAAGAAAGGTATCAAAATAATATTGCAGCCATCAAACTGCTTTTTTCTATAGAAAAAGAAGAAAGATTTGCAACAAAGGAAGAACAGGATATTATAGCTAAATATGTTGGCTGGGGAGGTCTTGCAGATGTATTTGATGAAACCAAATCCAATTGGTCGAATGAATATGTAGAACTTAAAAACCTACTTTCCAAAGAAGAATATGAAAAAGCTCGTGAATCAACATTAACGGCTTTCTATACCCCACCTATTGTTATCGAAAGTATTTATAACATTCTGGATCAGCTTGGTTTTAAATATGGAAATATTTTAGAGCCATCATGCGGTACAGGGAACTTTTTAGGATTGCTTCCTGAATCCATGAATGAATCAAAACTGTATGGTGTAGAACTTGATTCTATCAGTGGAAGAATCGCAAAACAACTTTACCAAAAATCAAGTATTGCTATTGAAGGATTTGAAAAAACAAATTTGCCTGATTCTTTCTTTGATGTAGCTATTGGTAATGTTCCCTTTGGTCAATTTGGTGTCATAGATAAACGCTATGATCAGTATCATTTCAACATACATGATTACTTCTTTGCTAAAACCATTGATAAAGTAAGACCAGGAGGTATCATTGCTTTTGTGACAAGTCGTTATACGATGGATAAAGCTAATCCATCTGTTAGAAGATATATCAATGAGCGCGCTGAACTCTTAGGAGCTATACGATTACCTAATGATACTTTTTCAAAAGCAGCTAACACAAAAACAACCAGTGATATTTTAATTCTGCAAAAAAGAGAACGTCCACTTATTCAAGAAAATGAATGGCTGTATACTGAAACTGATGACAAAGGTTTTACTTACAATTCTTATTTTGTAAATCATCCTGAAATGATACTTGGCAATCCTAAAATGGCAAAGATGATGTATGGTCGAGAAGATCTTACCGTTGTTCCTTTTGATGACATTCCCCTAAAAGAAAGTCTTGATACAGCAATTAAATACATTCACGGATATATTGAAAACTTGATTGTGTCTGATTCTCCTTTGTTAGAAAGTAAAGAAGATGAAATAAAAAGAATTCCTGCTGATCCAACAGTTAGGAATTTTTCTTATACTCTTGTAGACGGAGAAATCTATTTTAGAGAAAACAGTCTTATGTCTAAAATTGAACTTTCTAATACTGCACAAAATCGTGTTAAAGGAATGATTGAAATTCGTGATTGTGTAAGAAATTTGATTGATTATCAAAAAGATGATTATCCTGATGATGTTATTGAAGATGAACAAAGAAAACTCAACCAACTTTATGATGATTTTACCAACAAATATGGTTTATTAAACAGTCGTGGTAATTCAATTGCTTTTAGAGAAGACAGCGCCTACTATCTTCTATGCTCATTAGAAAATATCGATGAAGATGGTACATTGAAATCTAAAGCCGATATATTTACCAAACGAACTATTAAAAAACATATCGTTAAAGATCATGTTGAAACTTCAAATGAAGCCCTCATGCTGTCATTAAGTGAAAAAGGAGATATTGATTTTAACTACATGGAAAGTCTCACTGATTTTGATAAAGAGAAGATCATTAATGACCTTAAAGGTGTTATTTATAAGATTCCTAACATCAATAATGAAGAGGATGAAAAATATGTCACTGCTGATGAATATTTAAGCGGTAATATCAGAAAGAAATTAGAGATTGCAAAGCTTTCCGCTTGTATTGACCCTCAATACAATTATCATGTTGAACAGTTACAAAATGCTATGCCACAAGAACTTTCAGCAAGTGAAATTGAAGTAAGAATTGGAGCTACCTGGATTGAACCTGAAATATATACTGAGTTTATGTTTGAACTTCTCTCAACAGGAAGTTTCGCAAGACAATATATGGAAGTTCAATATAGCAGTATCAATGCACAATGGTTCATCAAAAGCAAAAACTATGATGCCAATAATGCAAAAAGTGAAAAGACTTATGGAACGAGACGTGCTAATGCTTATCGTTTGATTGAGGATTGTTTAAACTTAAAAGCAACAAAAATCTATGATTATAGTTATGATGAAGATGGCAAAAAAGTTGCTGTTTTAAATAAGAAAGAAACCATGTTAGCTCAACAAAAACAGGATTCGATAAAAGAAGCTTTTAAAAACTGGATATGGAAAGACTATGATCGTCGAGATAAATTAACAAAGAAATACAATGAGCTTTTTAATTCAACAAGACCAAGAGAATATAATGGTGATCATTTGGAATTTCCAAATATGAACGGTGAAATCACTTTGCGAAAACATCAAAAAGATGCCATTGCTCATATCTTGTATGGTGGAAATACCCTACTTGCTCACGTGGTTGGCGCAGGCAAAACTTTTGAAATGGTTGCAGCCTGTATGGAACTTAAACGACTAGGACTTTCACAAAAAAGTATGTTTGTTGTTCCAAATCATTTGATTGAGCAATGGGGTTCGGAATTCTTACAGCTCTATCCTAGTGCCAATATTCTTGTTGCCAGAAAACAAGATTTTCAAAAAAATAATCGTAAAAAGTTTTGTTCAAGGATTGCTACAGGAGATTATGATGCCATTATTATTGGTCATTCAATGTTTGAAAAGATTCCAATGTCAATTGAAAGACAACGACATCAAATTGAAATGCAAATCAATGATATAACCAAAGGCGTTCAAGATTTAAAAGCAAACAATGGCGAACGTTACTCCATTAAACAGCTAGAAAAGATGAAAAAATCATTAAATAAAAGATTAGAAAAATTAAATGACAGCAGCAGAAAAGATGATGTTGTCTATTTTGAAGAACTCGGTGTTGATAGGATTTTTGTAGACGAAAGTCATAACTACAAGAATCTTTTTCTTTACACAAAAATGCGAAATGTGGCGGGACTATCACAAACCGAAGCTCAAAAATCAAGTGATCTTTTTATGAAATGTCAGTATCTTGATGAAATTACAGGTGGTAAAGGTGTCGTATTTGCCACAGGAACACCTATATCAAATTCAATGACGGAGATGTACACGATACAGCGCTATCTTCAATATAATACCTTAAAAGAACATGGTCTTGAACACTTTGACAGTTGGGCTTCTACTTTTGGAGAAACAACAACTGCCATCGAATTAGCTCCTGAAGGGACTGGTTATCGTATGAAAACACGATTTGCAAAATTCTATAATCTTCCTGAACTGATAAATATGTTCAAAGAAGTTGCAGATATTAAAACAGCTGATATGTTAAAGCTTCCTGTTCCCAATGCGCATTATCATAATATTGCTGTAAAACCAAGTGACATCCAAAAAGAAATGGTCGAAACATTATCTGAACGAGCACAGCTTATTCGAGACAGTCAAGTAGATCCTACTACCGATAACATGTTAAAGATTACAAATGATGGACGAAAACTAGCCTTAGATCAAAGACTCATCAATCCCCTTCTTTCTGATAATGATTCAAGCAAAGTTAATGCGTGTGTTGATAATGTATTTAAGATTTATGAAGAAAATAAAGAGAAAAAAGCAACACAGCTTATCTTTTGTGATATGTCGACTCCTTCTAAATCTTCTCAACACATCAAGGATGATTTAAAAGACACGGAATTATCAAATATAAATTATTCTAATGTTTATGATGATATAACCGCAAAATTGATTTTAAAAGGTATTCCTGAAGATGAAATTGCTTATATTCATGACGCTCCCACTGATGCGAAAAAGAAAGAACTTTTCAGCAAAGTACGTTCAGGAAAAGTTAGAATTTTACTTGGATCAACTGCAAAAATGGGTGCTGGAACTAACGTACAAGACCTCTTGATTGCTTCTCATGATTTAGATTGTCCTTGGCGTCCTAGTGATTTAGAGCAACGTGCTGGTCGTATTATTAGACAAGGAAATACAAATCCTGATGTCCATATTTATCGTTATGTTACTGAACAGACATTTGATGCTTACCTTTATCAGCTTGTAGAAAATAAACAGAAGTTTATTTCTCAAATCATGACAAGTAAATCCCCTGTTCGTAGTGCTGAAGACATTGATGAAGCTTCTTTAAGTTATGCGGAAATCAAAGCACTTGCAAGTGGAAATCCAAAAATCAAAGAAAAGATGGATTTGGATATTCAAGTCAGCAAGTTAAAACTTGCTAAAGCAAACTATCTTTCAGAAAAATATGACTTGGAAGATAAAATCATTAAGTATTATCCAATGAAGATTTCAGCAATCAAAGAATCAATCAGTGCTTTTGAAAAAGATATAGAAACTGTAAAACCAGTTAAAGATTTTAGTGGGATGACACTAATGGATAAATTTTATCCTGAAAAAGAAATTGCAGGTAACGCATTACTTCTATTATGTAAACAACAAAAGTCAACAAACCCTATACCAATTGGAGAATATCGTGGATTTAAAATGATCCTTTCCTATGACACATTTTATAATCGACATATGATTGAGCTTAAAAGAAATAGTTCTTATAAAGTAGAACTAGGAAGTGATATTTATGGAAATATTACGCGTTTAGATAATCAAATTGAAGGTATTTCAAAGAAGCTAACAACTGAAAAAACACTCCTAGAAAATACGGAACATCAATTTGAAACAGCAAAAGAAGAAGTTAATAAACCTTTCGAAAAGGAAGAAGAACTTCAAGAAAAGAACAATCGATTATCAAAACTTAACAAAGAGTTGGACATTGGAAACAATAATCATAGCGATGTTGGTTTAGATGATGAGGTAGAAGAAGTACCTGCTACTACGAAACAGTTATCAAGATAAGGGAGTTCTTCTCCCTTTTTACTATGATAGAAAGGAAAACAAAATGGGACGTAAAGGAATAAGTAAAGTAGATCTGAAACGTGTTAAATCATTAGATTTACTCACCTACTATGAAAACTATGAACCCAATGAACTCATAAAAAACGGCTGGAATGATTATACGACAAGAACACATAGTTCTTTGCACATGTCGAACGGTTTATGGTGTTATTGGGCTAAAAACATCGGTGGAAAAACGGCATTAAAGTTTTTTATTGAAGTTGAAGGTTGGAATTTTTTAGATGCTGCACTTTATTTAAGAGACCTTATTGATAAACAACCACCTGAGATAAAAACAAATCAAAATACAATAAACAATAGACCTTTTAGATTACCAGAACCTAATATCAATAATGCAATTGCAAGAAATTATCTGATGTTAGAAAGAGGCATCGATAAAGAAATCGTTGATTACTGCATTCAAAATCATTATTTATATGAAGCCAAAAGAGATCATTCAATTATATTTATTGGATATGACCATCATCATTATCCTCAATACGCTGCCAAGAGAGCAACCAGTTCAACACTTAAAATCGATGTTGCTGGTAGCAAAAAAGAAAATTGTTTTAATATTATCAATGATCAAAGCAAAGTATTACATGTCTTTGAATCAGCTATTGATCTTCTCTCCTACCTTACATTATTAAAGAAACAAGGTAGAAATTATTTAAGTGAAAATTATCTTTCAATTGGTGGTGCAACAATTCTTGGCTCTCATATTGAAGAAGCCTCCATTCCAATAGCATTAGAAACTTTTCTTAAACACAATCCAAATATTCAAGTAATCAATCTTTATTTGGATAACGACAAGGCAGGAAAAGACACAACAAAGAAGATCATTTATCACTTAAATAATCAATATATCATTCATGATAACACTCCCTATCGAGTCAAAGATATGAATGAACTACTGAAGAAAAAAATAAAAACTAATATAACTATTGATGAAAGATGACTAAATTGTGGTAAAATTGGAGTTAGTATTATATGTATATTAGTAAAAACATTTATTCAAAAGAGGTGTAAAATATGAATGAAAAAATCTATTCTAGTACAAAAATAATTGCTAATAATATATTTTCTTCCTACGAGAAAATCACAGAATATTGTTCCAAAAAAATAGACCCACTATTATTTAATTTAGTTAGAAATAATTCTTTCAATGCTTCATCATGTTATGAAGATAAAGAATGTCGAATTTCAATTGATAGAACAGCTATTGATGTATTATACTTTTATTTTTCTCAAGTTACAGATGAGTATTTTAAAAAGATAAACGAAAAATTCACTTCGAATCTAGAAGATCCATATAATTTTTCATTTGAAAGCATAATTTTTCAAAAGAATGGTACAGGATTACGAAGCGATAGTAAAAATGAAAAACAAAATCTAACAGAATCTTTAATTTATTTTTCAATACAATTCATGATTGCTCATGAATTGGGTCATATTTTTAATGGACATTGTGAATATAAAAAATCATTGTCATTTAATCAAAATAGCCAATTTCAAATCATCGAGCCAGAAGAAACCAACAAAAAAAGTAATGGTTTATCTCCACTTGATCAAAGAACTTTAGAATATGATGCTGACGCTTTTGCAACGACAGACAATTTTAGATTTTTACTTCAAGAAGTTATATCTAATCCTTCTCAATTAGGAATTATCTATTGGTGGAGCTTTGCAATAACCAGTTTATTCTTAAAAATAGGAAGCATACAAATGGCAACTTCATCTCCAACACAAGATATGCGATATTTAACTAGTTCAATGAGATGGCGAACTATTTATGAAATAGTTGAAACGATAATACACACAAAAGATTACAACATAAAATATAAAGATGATGAATTTATAAAAAGAGTTGAAAAACTATTGTTCTCTGGTAGTCTAGATGCTGAAAAATATTTCAAGGAAATAAATTTTGAATCTAACGTATCATATATAAGTGATGCCATAAATAATAAGTACGATAATAATTATTTTACTGAAATACAAAACAATTGGAACAATCTATATAAAAAGCTTCAACCGTATGCACATTTACCACTATTTAAAAATAAGAATAAATAAAACTTTTATGGAAAGATAATTTAAATTGTCTTTTCTTTTTTTATACAACAAATCAATATTAAAGGAGAAAACAAACTATGAGTATTAAAGAAAAATATCCAAAAGGAACAAAAATCAAATGTATTAAGCTAGAAGATTCTTTTAATCCTGTTCCTTCCGGCACAGTTGGAACAGTTGAATATGTCGATGATGCTAATCAAATTCATATGAATTGGGAAAATGGATCTTCACTTGCATTAATACCTGATTTAGATGAATTTGAAGTGATTGAACGAAAACCAAAACATAAATCAAAAGGAGTCGATCGCTAAAAATGTTAAAGAAAATATTAAGAGAAATACAAAAACAAGAGAAAGAAAAAGAATCCAAAATACTTGCAAAAAAGAAATTGGATAATGAAATCATCGAACATTCTAATAAGCTCAAACAACTTTACTCTTTAAAAAACGAGTTTGAAAAACTAGAAAATAATGTTGATGATTATTTCAATCCTAAACAAGATGATTAAAGGATTTTTATATGTCTTGTAATGTAGCAAGCACTGAATTTGCCCGTACAAATTCGCTTGTTAGGGTTTCACCCTAATACCCAGTTAATTACAAAGGAGAGCGTATATATGAGAGCTAATAGATCAAGAAAACATAGAATTGAAGTTGCTATGAACGATCAAGAATATGAAGAATTTATGAAACATATAAAGGAATGTGGATTATCTAAACAATCTTATTTATTACAACTTGTTAAAAATAGAATTCCTCAACCTCTACCCTCTGATGATTTTCAAGAAGTCATTCGTCAATTAAGACGTATAGGAAATAACATAAATCAAGTGGCAGTAATTGCCAATAAAAATGGAAGCATAGATATTCTAAAATTCAACAAAGCTAAACAGGAATTGGATAAACAAATTGTTGAAATCCGAAAACAAGTTTATCTTCCAAAAGAGATAACATCAAATTTAGATTAAAAAATTGAAAGGAAATGTAATATGGCTACTACGGCAATATGGGATATCAAAGATAATTTAAAAAGAGTCTTGGAATATACTTCTAACCCTAATAAAACAGAAGTACAAGAACATGATTATCAATACAATGGTTTGAATCAAGTTATTTCATATACTACTCAAGATCTAAAAACAGAAAAACAACTGTACGTGACAGGTATCAACTGTTCGTACCCTACTGCTTTTCAGGAAATGGAAATTACCAAAGAAGGTTTCAATAAAACTGATGGAATACTTGCATTTCATGGTTATCAGTCTTTTGTACCAGGAGAAGTAAATGCTGAAACTGCACATCAGATAGGTATTGAACTTGCTAATCTTATGTGGGGAGATCGTTTTGAAGTTTTGGTTTCAACTCATTTAGATAAAGCACATTATCACAATCATTTTGTAATCAACTCAGTAAGTTTTGTTGATGGAAAAAAGTATTATGATAATCGAGAAAACTATAAACGAATGAGAGATTTATCTGATTCTTTATGTCGAAAATATAGATTGTCTGTTATAGAACATCCTCAACAAAAAGGATCACATTACTCACAATGGAATGCTGAAAAGAAACATGAACTTACTTGGAGAGATTTCATTAAAGAAGATGTTGATTTTGCTATTGCTCATTCAATGAGTATGAAACAATTCTACAGACATCTGCAAGAACTTGGCTACCATATAAAGTATGGTAAACATGTTGCTATTAAACCTAAAAATAAAGAACGTTATGTTCGATTAAGAAGTTTAGATAAACTTGAAAACTATACGGTTGATAAAATTGAAGAAAGGATATATGAACAAAAATTTGTAAAATTCCAATCATTAAACATGCCAAAACAAAAGACAAAACATTTTTACTATCACGGAAATATAAAAGATAACAAATGTAAAATTACAGGTTTTAAAGCTCTATACTTCCGATATCTTTATCTGCTTGGAGTTCTCCCTAAAAATGCACCTCATAAAAAGAGAATGCATTTTTTATTACGTGATGATTTAAGACAGTTAGATCATATTACTCAAGAAGTTACTTTAATTAGCAAGAAGAATATTACAAACCTTTCCGAGTTAAAAGCAAACCAATATTTTGCAAGTGATAAATTAGAGAATCTTTTGAAAGAACGTCGATGTATCTACAACAAGATTCGAAGATGTAAAAATCCTGATAAAAAAGAAATGCTTCAACAAGATGTAGAATCTTTATCACTGCAAATCAAAGATTTAAGAAAGGAGGTGGTGCTTTATGAGGGTATAAAAGTACGTTCTATTTCTATCAAACAAAAACTTCAACAAATCCATGAAGAAGAAAAAGAGCGTGATAAACAATATAGAGAAAATAAGAAAAGCAAAGGAGTGAAATAAAATGAATGCTGGTGGCGAAACAGCAGATCAAGTTGTTAAGATGTCGCTTGAAGGAATCGAGGTTGCAGCAAACATTGCTTTAAAAGCTGGTGGAAATGCAACCCGTTCTTTAGCAGCTATGCTCTATGCAATCTTAACCGATCAAAAAAAAGTAAAAGGTAAAACAAGACTTAATTCATTGCTTAAAAGTGGGAAAGAATTAAAGGTCTTTGCTATTAGAAATCAAGATCTAAAATTATTTTGTGAGGAAGCTAAAAGATATGGTGTCCTCTATTCTGTTTTAAAGGAAAAAAATAATACAGATGGTATTAGTGACATTATGGTACGTGCAGAAGATGCAGCCAAAATTTCACGTATCGTTGATAAGTTTGAACTAGCTACTATTGATACAAAAGCTATTAGAGAATCCATTATAGCTGAACGAGAAAATTCATTAAAGGATGTACCAATCATGAATGATAAAGAACATGATGATCTTGTTAAGATGTTGATGGATTCTACAACGTTAAATAAAAAAGAGGAACTTGATATTCAAGTAAACCCGAACGACGCTCGAACACACCAAACAAAAAAAATGAAAAAACCAGTGTCCGAGCCTACTTTAGAAACTGCCAAGAGTAAAATCAAAGAAGGCAAGAAACCTTCAGTTCATGAAAAGCTTGAACAATACAAAAAAGAGATTGAGTTAAAATCTAAAACACAAGATAAAACAATTTCTAAAAACAGAAATAATATCAAACAAAGTAAATCAAAAAAGAAGAAAGCGAAGGTAAGATAATATGAATAATGTTTACAATGCATTGAATGGGAACTCATCCCCTTTTCCCAAACAAAATAGCTCCAATAAAAAAAATAATTGGAATCAAAAGCCTCGAATGAGTAAAGAAGAATTTGCTCAACATATGAAAGAAAAAAAGAACGAACTTTTTAATAGAGCTAATGAAGAAACAATGAAAGTTGTAGGTGATCCACACTCATTTATTGATTTCTTAAATTTACAAGCAATCATCGATTATACTGTAACAAATACTCTATTGGTCTATTCCCAAAACCCTAAAGCTACATTGTTAAAAGATTTTTCTCATTGGTCTGATGCAAATGCCTATCTTCAAAAAGGCTCTAAAGGAATTGAGATACTTGAACCAGGAAATGAATATCAAAGACGTGATGGAAGTATTGGTATTAATTACAATCCTAAAACTGTATTCGATGTAAGCAGCATATCAAAAAAAGAACGTTTTGTTGAAAAACCAAAGGTCTATTCTCCTAATGAAATCGTAAGCTCTATTATTTATAGAGCAGAGGTAAAACCAGAAGTTGTTTCTAATGATTCAACTTTGCCCGAAGATGTTTTCTTTGACGAAAAAAGTAAAACAGTCTACGTCAAAGATGGACAAGAACCAAATAAAATGATCAACGGTTTATTACGAGAATATGCGTTTGTGGAATGCTTTGAACAAGGAATTTCCAGACAAGATGCTTCATTTATTGCAAAGAGTGCTGGGTATCTTCTATCACAAAAATATCATATAGATGGTTATGATACTTCCTTTGCAAGTGAATGTCTAAGTTATTTTAGTAGTTCTGAGCCATTTGGTGCAAAAAAAGAATTAGAAAAAATTAAGAGTGTAAGTAGTCAAATAAGTGAAAGAATGGAACATGGTCTATATGCTTTGCAACAAAATAGACAACCTAAACAAACCGAACGTTCCAATTATGAAAGATAGTTAATAAATGAAAGAAACAAACTACTCTCTGATCATAACTGATTTAGAAAAACGTATTCTGATACAAGGACTTACACTTTTAAAAAATAAACAAATCAATGAAAATAAGAAATATGATTTTATTGATGATCTAATCATCAAGGCTTGTGATGCCCCTGCTATCCAAAATAAAAAGAAACATTTCTATGAAGAAAGATAATCATACTGAAGAAATAATCTTTTTAGGAATACTCATTATTCCTGTTATATGGATAGCATTACTAATCGCACCATTTATTCATAAAGGATTATTTAATGCAATGGATGATATTTCTAATGCATTTGATAATCCTTTTTCTATTACATGGTGTAGTGATTCCTTACGAACTGTAGCAATATTTCTTTTATTTTACCTTTTAGGTGTAGGAATTTACTTATCATCATTAAGGAATTACCGAAAAAAAGAAGAATATGGATCTGCTAAATGGGGAAATACAAAACAAGTCAATAAAAAATACGCTGATCCAAAATATTTTGAAAATAAATTATTATCCCAAAACGTTCGTATAGGACTTGATGGAAAGAAGCATCGACGAAATTTAAATACGATTGTCATAGGTGGAAGCGGTGCTGGTAAGACACGTTTCTACGGTAAGCCAAGTGCGCCCGTAAGGGCGGTATAAATCCTACCTTGAGCAAGTAGTAGGTAAAAGTATCAAGCGGCATTATGCCGCAACCTATCATTCCCCGTCTTACCCCAAAAGGGAAACCGGAGGGCGACCATAGCATGACGGAGGACACGGGGCGCTGAAACCTCAGAAGCGCCGGCGTGACGGAATGAAAATCCACGTATGAGGATGGAAGCTAAACTGCTTGAATGACAGCCTGAAATCGGGACCAAGAGCGTACCCCTGACGTAGAGAGGTTGTACTCGTCAGTGTTCCTGACAGTCGCATTGTTCGGCTATGCGGCTGCTGATACTCGGAGCAGGTTCAGCCACGGGAAAGTGGAAAAAGGCGAACGTCACATACCGACAACGTGGAGAGCTTATTTATATCGTACTAAACGGGGATTGCCTAAAGTGAAATGCCAAAAGGCTATGAAAACGCTGAAATGCGGGATTCTGAATATTCACCACGGCAACAGAGTTCCCATAGTAGTCTGCGGACGGGAAAGCCGTCTACATGGCAAAGGGGAACAGTGAATCATTTTCAAAACAGAAAGGACGGTGTGTGAGACACTATGAGAAATCCGATTCATGTCTTGAAAAGCCTTGAAGAAAAGGCAAGTGTAAGTAACTACAAATATGAAAGATTGTATCGCAACCTATATAATCCAGAGTTCTATCTCCTTGCTTATGCGAACATTGCGAAATCGCAGGGAAGCATGACACAGGGGGTGGACGGGCAGACACTGGACAACATGAGCCTGCCGAGAATTAACCGGATTATTGAATCCATACGCAACAGGACATACCAGCCAAAGCCTGCAAAAAGAAAGTACATTCCTAAAAAGAACGGGAAACTTCGTCCGTTGGGAATCACTTCTACTGATGATAAGTTAGTGCAGGAAGTGGTCAGAATGATTCTCGAAGCAATCTATGAGCCGACATTCAGCAATAATTCTCACGGTTTCAGACCAAAAAGAAGCTGTCACACGGCACTTACACAAGTGAAGAAGAATTTCACGGGTGTTACATGGATTGTCGAGGGAGACATTAAGGCGTGCTTTGATAACTTCGACCCTCATGTGTTGGTTGAATTATTGCGGAAAAGGATTTCAGACGAGGCTTTTATCGGTCTTATCTGGAAATTCCTAAAAGCCGGATATATGGAACAATGGCAGTACAACTGCACCTATTCCGGCGTTCCACAGGGCAGCGGTATCAGTCCGTTATGTGCAAATATCTATCTCAACGAACTGGATATCTACATGCAGGAATACAAAGAAAAGTACGACTGCGAGCCAGTACGCAGAAAGACGACCAAAGAATATGAACGAGCGTCCCGGAGATACAAAAAGGCACGTAAGGCACTAATGGGCGCAGAGAAATCCACTCCTGAACTGGTAAGAGAATTTAAGGATTCCAGAAGGGAGAAGATGAATCAGCATTATTATAATCCGGTCGAGGAAGGCTTCAAAAAAATCCAGTACAACCGCTACGCCGATGACTTTGTAATCGGTGTTATCGGCTCAAAAAAGGATGCAGAAAGAATCAAAGAAGATATAAAAATCTTTCTCCAAGAAAAACTGCATTTGGAAATGTCCGAGGAAAAGACGAAAGTCACCCATTCCAGTAAGCCGGTGCGCTATCTGGGGTACGATTTCAAAGTAA